AAGAATCTGATATGGACGATTTTTCTAACGCTGATAATTTTGATAATTTAATGCTGAATAAAAGCAAACCTATTAAGTCTAAACCCGAAACGAAAGGTGATTATAAAGATATTAAGTCCTATAACCCGTCTGGTAATTTGATATATACTAATATGCAACTGCAAAAGTTAGATATTGACGGCTAATTTATAAGAACCTTACATAAAAGCTTCAAGCCATTTTTCGGCATCTTCATTAGTATCAAAAGTTTTACAGTATCTTTTGTTATTTTTTCTTATTGTCGCATTAAATCTTCCACCTGATGTTGTTACTATACTGCCAGTCCCTTTTTTTCTATTTTTTTTTATATCTAAATCGGTTAATTCAAGACCATTTTCAATTTCATATCTGCGAGCGTTTAACCAGTCCCAACATTTATCTTCATTTACATTACAGAAATTATATTTAATACCGTTACTTTTAAGTTGTGCTTTAAATGTATTTCCTGTTTTAGAAACACAACCGATATTAATCGTTTTATTAACCGATTGTGTATTTTCCATAGCAGTAACCCATCTTAAATTACCCACACTATTATCTTTGGGATTTTTATTTATATGGTCTACTTGTGGTAAATTATGATGATTGGGAATAAATGCTGTAGCAACTAATCTACTAACTAAAAATTTTTTTCTATGTTTTTTGTTTGTTAAACTAATACAATAACGTTCATCTTCATTGAGTTGCAGTTGCTGTTTCATAATACGGTCTTTCTTATTTTTAACTCTACCACAGGTAGAAACAAAGTAATTATATGGGGCATCGGTTTTTTCCCATCGTTCTGCTGTATTATCGTCTTCCATTATAATCTTTAATAACTATATAAATATGTAATCAATTTTTTTATAATTATCAAAAAATTGATTATTTACTTGTTTTTAGACTTTTTACTTTTTTTTCCTCCATTTTTACTCAATTTATTTTTTTTGCTCTGTTTGCCTCCTTTTTTTTGTGATTTTGTCAGTGACTCCTTAATACTTCCTGTTTCTGGCTCCTCAAGAACTTTAGGTTCAGGTTCATCCACAACCTCAATTGGTTCATCCACAACTTCGGGTTTTGGCTCATCTACAACTTCGGGTTTTGCCTCATCTACAACTTCGGGTTTTGGCTCATCTACAACTTCAATTGGTTCATCCACAACTTCAATTGGTTCATCTACAACTTCAGTTTCTGGTTCTGGTTCATCAATAACTTCATCGTCCGACTCATCAACAATTTCATCGTCGGTTTCATCGTCTGTTTCGTCGTCTGTTTCGTCGTCTGTTTCGTCGTCTGTTTCGTCGTCTTTTTCGGGCTTATCAATAATTTCAGGTGCAGGTGCTTTAATCTCTCCAGAAACTATTAGGTTTTTTTCATTTAATAGTTCAAAAATCTTTAGAAGGTCTTTGAAAAAGCCAATATGTAAATCGTAAATAATTATTTTAGAATTAGATGTTAGTTTAACGATTTCTTTGTATGTAATATTATCTTTAATCCTGATAATATTGTTTTCAACACCAGTAACAGCTCCATCGCTGTCTTTTATAACTTTTTCATCAAATTCAAAAATGTTGAGAATAGTTTCATTAAATAGTTTATTACGATTGGATGTATAATCGGTAAACATAGTCTTAACAATTTTGATAATTTGCTCATATATACGGGATTCGTCATTTGTAGCAAAATTAGATGTTAATTTTTTACATAATTTATCATACTGTTTGAATTCTTCAAATAATTGCTTGAGTTCATCGTCTTTGGAATTTAATTTGGAATTGTATTGCTTGAGTAAGTCAGTTTCTAAATTTTTAATTTTTTGGAGTATTTTCGGTGATGTTTTGTATACTTTATTCATATTATTAGGGTTGAAAAGGATATTTTTTTTCAAAGTGCTGTAAATGTAATCAGTATCACATAGTATATCAAATACACCAGAGGTATGTAAGTTTTCGGTAAATTTATTTAAATCAGCAGGGAATTCCATGTTGAGATTTGTTTCGGTCTCATCAATGGGCGATTCAAAAATAGCATTAATGAAAGCATAAAAAACATTATTGTATTTGATTTTTTTAGATGGTTTATCATCAGTATTCTCATCATCGTCCTCCTCATCATCTACCTCATCATTATCATCTACGTCCTCATTATCTGCTGGGGCGCTATTTAATTCCTCGTCGTATGCCTCTTCAGTATCAACATTTTCGCTTTTCTCATTAGAATTACCAGTAAATAAATTGCGTATATCATCAAACATACCGCCACCAGATTGATTAATCTCCTCATCCTCGTCGTCGGGGGTTTCCGCTAATTCAACAGTTTCATCTAAATCAGCAATTTCCTTAACTTCAATTGGTTCATCTAAATCCTCAATAATAGGTTCTTCCACCGATCGTACTCTTTTTTTCTTGGCGGCTAATTCGGGGTGGTTTAAATTATGATTAAATGTGCTATATATTCCCTTGATTAAGATATATAATTTGACGAAATTAATAGCAACAATTTTACATAGATATTTCTGTTTTTTGGGTCTTATTACTCTTTGGTCGGCATTATTTTTATACATAAAATCATCATTATGTATATCATTCAAATTGAAAATATATACTTCTTTGGAAGTGTTAAATTTAACATCGAATGGTACTTTAATTTTTTGAACAGCATTTAAATAGAGTTCCTCGGATAAAATATATAACTCCTTACATTCATCACTAAAATCAGTATTTTCTTCATATACTTTAGCATAATTGTTAAAACTGGCAGCCTTATACAAATAAGTACCAAACGATTCTTTGATAAATTCGTCAAATTTTTTATTTACCAAACTCTTGGGTAATTTATTAGAATTATCCGGATTGGAAAATAAAGAGCCGAAATTAAATAGATTAGACATATTATAATAAGTAAATAAAATTATTTATTATAAAATTGATAAAAAAGATTTAGATATTAATATTTAAGTATTAAAACGGTCCCAATGGAACTTAAATCAGAGGGTAAAACAGTATCAAATAAAGAATCAAATACAAGCGAACATAACAATACTAAAAAAATACGGGCTCGTTTATCAACTCCAAAAGATATAACTAAAATGTGGAATTTATTTGAAGAGGAGATAGATGATAATACCAGTAGTGATAGTAAAAAAGCACAATTAGAATGTATATATCGGTCAGATGCTGAAACCGATGAAAACTGTAAGGATATTAATATATGTAGTGCGTGTAAGACAGCGTTGTTTGTCGGTGATGAGGGATTTTTGAGTTGTCCCAATACAAAATGTGGTATTATTTATAAGGATAATTTAGATTTAGGTGCTGAATGGAGATTTTATGGTGCTGATGATAATCAATCAAGCGACCCAACAAGGTGCGGTATGCCTATTAATCCACTATTAAAAGAGTCTTCCTATAGTTGTAAGGTTTTATGTCCTGGAAAGTTAAGCCACGAAAACTGGAAACTCAAAAGATATACAGCGTGGCAATCTATGCCCTATAAGGAGAAATCCCAATATGATGAGTTTCAATTAATTACAATTATTTCACAAAATGCAGGAATATCCAAGATGATAATTGATGAGGCAACACGTTATCATAAGATTATATCCGAATCTCAAACATTCAGGGGATTAAATAGGGATGGTATTATTGCCGCATCGATATATATTTCATGCAGGGTAAATGATTTCCCGAGAACAGCAAAGGAGATTGCTGATATATTTCATCTGGATAATACAAGTGCTACTAGGGGTTGTAAAAACGCTCTATCAATCATTAATGATATTGAACACGCAAACGCACAAAGCGATGGTATTATTAAATTAAGCAAAACTACACCATTATCATTTATTGAGCGATATTGTAGTAAATTAAATATTAATAATGAACTGACTATGCTATGTAAGTTCCTTGCTAAAAAAATAGACAGGCTGAATTTAATTCCCGAGAATACGCCTCATTCTATTGCTGGTGGTATTATCTATTTTGTATCGCAAGTTTGTAATTTGAATATTCCCAAAAGCACAATTAACAATATTTCAAAAATTAGTGAAGTAACTATTAATAAATGCTATAAGAAGTTGGAGAAGCATAAAACCGATTTAATTCCAGCAAAAATATTAGTAAAATATTCTGCCTGAATTAGTTAGTATATAAAATACTATTCCGAATATATCAATATATGTATAATTTATTTTATATATATATAATTATACGATGAGCATCCCCAAAATTGTGTTTATAGTTCCTTATAGAAATAGACCCCAAGAAAAATTACATTTTTCTATTTATATGCAATATATCATGGAGGACTATGATATTAATGATTATGAGATATATTATAGTCACCAGCAAGACAATAAACCGTTTAGTAGGGGAGGAACTAAAAATATTGGTTTTTTAGCAATTAAAAATAAATACCCCAAGGATTATAAAAATATAACTTTTGTTTTTAATGATGTTGATACATTACCTTGTCGTAAAAATTTATTAGAATATACTACTGAAACTGGCACTGTAAAGCATTTTTTCGGTTTTACATTCACTCTGGGTGGTATTTTTTCAATTACTGGTGGTGATTTTGAGAGATGTAATGGTTTTCCCAATTTATATGGTTGGGGATTGGAAGATAATGCTATGAATGATAGAGTAATTACTAATGGTATAAAAATTAATAGGGATATATTCTATAAGATTGGTGAGGCGAGAGATATTATAAATTTAACAGGAGATACAAGGCGTCTTATAAACAACAAAGACCCTGGTAATTACAAGATGAGGAAATTCAACGATAATTTAAATTCTATAAAAGACCTGAACTATAACATAATTGCTAATGATGAGAACACTAATAAAAAAAATACAAATGAGTTTATAATTAATATAGTAAGATTCAATAGTTTAATACAACCAATAGCAAGCGAATTTTACGTTCAAGATTTAAAAACCGATAAAAAATTACACGTTAATATGATAGAGAAACAAAGGACCAGAAATTCTTGGTCTATGAATAAGTTTTTAAAATAGGTTTTTTCATATATTATTTTATAATCTCTCTGTTACATAATAATAATCTAAATATTATATATAAAAAATGAATTCCAAAAACATAATTTTGAAATCAGTCGTTGTTGGCGTGCTATTAAATATTATACTCGCTTACGTAGTATCTCCTTTCGCAACACCCGAAGAAGTTAAACCACCTGATGGTGCGGGCAAGTTATCATTTTACTCCCAGGTCATTCATATTCTCTCCCACCACAATCAAATAAAACTTACAAGTTCGTTAGTAGTTGGTGTATTAGTTGCTTTATCGGTATATATTGCTTCGTGCGTTTAAATCATTCAACAGTAACGACTTTAGAAAGATTTCTTGGCTTATCAGGGTCTAATCCCTTTACAACCGCCAATTGATAAGCCATATATTGTAATGCTACTACAAAAATTATCTCATTATAATAATTTTGCCTTGGAATTAATAAGAATTTACCATTATCTATATTTAACTGCTTTATTACTTCAATTGAATTGGTAATAACTATAATGTTAGTTTTCATCGCCACAATTTCATAATAAGTTGATTTTAAATTTTCATAATTTTTATAATCATCGTAATCTATCAGTAATATTGTTAGATTAGTTTTATCTAATAGAGCCTGTGTTCCATGTTTAAGAGACCCCGGCGAAAAACCCTGCGAATGAATATATGATACTTCGTTAATTTTGAGAGATGCTTCGCACGCAATAGGATACAATTTGCCTTTACCCAGAATAAAAATGTTGTTAATATCATGTTTATGTATCACGTCTGTCAGTTTATCAATTGATTTTAAAATTTGGTAATCATATAATAACTGGGTTAGTTTATTAGTTACAAACCTTAAACTATTCATTTTTTTATAATTTTCATAAACATTTGTATTAAACCACATCTCCACGAGAGATAATACAATAAGCATAGACGTAAAAGACTTTATTGATGATACACTAACTTCAAGACCAGCATTTAAATATACCCCACAATCTACTTCCCGTGCGATTAACGAATCTCTCGCATTTACAATACCCAAAGTATTACACCCCTGTGCTTTACACACCTCAAGACACTTATATACATCTACAGTTTCACCTGACTGACTTAATAAAATACACAATACCTTGTCTCTACTTATTTTTGGAATAGATTTACCCGAAAATTCGCACGCATTAACAGATTTAACACATACAAATTTATTATTAGAATTGAAATATATTTCACCCATTAAGCCAGCATTATAACTTGATCCACAACCAATTAATAAAACATACTCTATATTTTGAGAGATATTGGTAATTTTAGTTAAACCAACCAACTTTGCGTTATACCCATCAATTCTTGAACCATAATCATATGCTTTCATTACGGTTTCTTGTTGCTCCATTATTTCTTTCAACATCCAATGTTTATGCGGCTCGCACATCCTTAACAATCATATTGATTAGTTTTAATATTTTAATTATATGTGTTATATATAATATACGAATGAACCAGCAAGACAAATGGTATATGAAAGCCAAAGAGTTTTCAGGAGAGATGTATGACTTAACTGCGTCTTCATCAATTAGTGAAACTGGCGGATATAAATTCGACGCAGCGACAAAATATGGTATAACAGAGACATTTGAAAAATATATACTAGAATTAGATTATATGACCGACGACCAAGCCGACGACAAATTCTATAAACGAATGGAAAGATTAACATTTTTAAGTAATTGTAAAGCATTTGACGACAAAATGCCTGAATATACAGAAGATTTAGAAGAATTACAGCCATTAAATACCCCACATTTACAAAATTTATTTGGTTTTACCTGTAATTATTTAAATGGTAGTGATGGAATAAATCAATACACAAATCAACCTATTACTGTAATTCTCTCTGGTGGAAATGTTACTACTATATACATTAATTTATTAAAAAACTTAATATCGCACAAGGAAGATGATATAGATGGATTCATCTCTATATATTTCGGGTCTATAACCAAGGACAGCATCCCATATGACGAATTATCTACAATTCTGAGTAATATTAAACTCATATTTAAATTAGCACCAGCAGTATTAGCGGACCTTATTCATGCTATAACACTTGATTTAACAGATACAAAATTAAAGTTGAGTGATTTAGATTTTATCATAGTTCCCAATAAAATGGATATAATAGATAATCTATTTACAAAAGGTGGCGGTAGTCCTATTGGTCCTATCGGTTCTACTGGTCCAAGTGTTTCCCTTCGCCGCGGAAAAAGAAATAGAGAATCCACCAAGGGGCCAACATACGCTGAACTACAAGCAGCCGAAATGGCAGCAAACAAGGTAAAAAATGATGCAAAGAAAGCCAAAAAGAGAGAAGCCGAAAAGAACGAAGCAGAAAAAGCCGAACCAAAAACAAACCGGACTGCTAAAACCAGACCCCAGAAGACAATCGGAAAAAATACACGGAAAGTTAAAAATGTACCTATTGTTTTTAATGAAATTGATATGAAGGAAGCAGAAGACGCCACAGAAAGTAAAAGCACAGAGGGGGTGTTATTAATTAGAATGAAAACGGCTAATAAATATGGCGATTTACAGACTTCACATACAGAGATGTCTAAAGAGATACAAGATATAATAAAAATGGTAAATAAACATTATAAAATAGATGAAAAAGGTTGCTATAATGATTTAGAAAAATTAAGAACCACCATACAGTTATTAAGACAACCGCAATTATTTAGACTGAATTATTTATCAGAGCAAAATGTTGCTGATTTATGCAAAGACTATCTATCAAAGATGCAGGCACAGAAACAATTAATTTCAATAATGACTGACTTAAACTTGGATCATCTTGTTAATTATATATCATATGACTATCTTCCAAAAGCAGAGCAGTCTCGGCATAATGCGAATAAATATGTAGAAAATGACCCTACAAAAAAATTGGCGAATTTTATGAAGTTCGTACATATTAATGGGTCAAACCAAAATAAACTGATAGAGAATTTGTGTAAGGGAGAACCAGTAGTTTCATATGCGTATGCTGGCGATAAAATTCAAACAAACACAAATTTAGATACTCCATATAGGTCAGCCCAACAAGTGGTTACGAATTTCAAGTCATTAGAACATATTACAAACGCCAACAGACCACTCGTTAAAATAATGTGTGAATTAGCATTAGAATTTTCTAATAATGATATTGTTAAAAATACATTAAAAAGAATTAGTGGTTCATATGGACCCCTACCCGATGATAATTTGGGGAAGTACGCAAGTATTACACCAACTACTTATACCTTATCACCATTACATAGTAGATTGAAGTTTTCTACCGCGAGTTTGTTTGCCGCACCGCTTGCGATGGAAGAATCTATTGAAAATGGTGAGGCAGAACCCGATATAATAATACCTAATAACTCTAAAATATCAACTAATATATTCACACCTATAAAACTGGAGAGTAAAACAAAACCGATGACTAAAGCGGAAGAGAGGGAATTATTAAGAGGAATTGGACTTATTAAAAGTAGCGAAGAGATGTTACAAGAAGATTTGATAGACATTGAAGCGGAGATGGCTAAAATGAATTTGGCTTCGGGTGGTAAAAAGACAAAAACAAAGAAAAGAAAAGGTATTCCAAAAAAACCTAAAAAAACAAGAGTATTAAAAGATAAGAAAAAAGTAAGAACAAGGAAAGGAAAATATAATAAAACGAAGAGACACCATTAAATTCAATTTTTTGTTAGATATAAAAAAAATTGAATATTGAAACCAAATTATATACTAATAACATCAAAACAAAAATACAGTAAAAGCAAGTTATTAAAAGCAAATAATGGTTTCCATCGCCGACATCGACAATATGATTAGTGCGGGTGAATTGGCGGTTGCGATTGCGATGAGAAAATCAACAAAGAAAAAGACGGCTCGCATGGACGTGGAGAGGGCGGCGGCGGCGATTAGAAAATCAACAAAGAAAAAGACGGCTCGCATGTCTGTGGATGAATTGGCGGTTGCGATGAGAAAATCAACAAAGAAAAAGACGGCTCGCATGTCTGTGGATGTGGAATTGAAATTGATCCAAATGTTCACTGGTTCTACCATTGGCTCGCGCTATTAGAATTAGAGTAATCTCTCTAATCTATTAAATAATATCTAAAAAAATATAATATATTAGCAAATAACAAGTATATTATATTTTTTTAACACGATATATATCACGTATAATAAAATTGAATTGAATTATACAAATATATCTAATAATAAACACATACTATAATAAAATGAACGCAGAAATCAAGATACTGATTGCACGCATGGAGGTAGAAGTGGCTCAAATAGAGTTACGTGAAGCGAAAATGAATGCACTGAAGGCAGAGGACTACCTAATTATCGCAGAAGAAAAGACGAGACAGGCACGGATTGCGATACTAGCGGACTTGGAACATTTTGAACCATCAGTAAAGACTTCTGCCGCCGTGGCATATGCGAATAAACTTACAACACCAGAGCCAACGCAGCTATGACGATACAGTCATTTCATAGGGAGACACACCATACATAATCACATACAAAACCAGTAAAGATAAAAATAAAATATATATTATTCACTATAAGATAATATATATAAAGTTCAATTTTTTATTGTATCTAGTTATTTAAAAGTCATCGCCAAAATCAAATGCCTCGGCAGGGTTTTCTACTTTCGTCGCTAAACTGTATTCAGCCACCCGAGCCTCAAAGAAATTGGTCTTTGATTCAATGCTAATGCTCTCCATCCAGTCAAATGGATTGGCGGAACCGTAAATCTTATCTCCGCCTAACTGAACGGCTAATCTGTCGGCTACAAATTCAACATAACGCTGCATCAGCACATCATTCATACCAATTAGACGGCACGGCAGAGCACTATTGATAAATTCAACCTCAATTTCAACCGCTTCTTTAATAATTTCTTCAATCTTATTCTTTTTGAGTGGTCGCTCTAATTTGGAGTGAAGTAAAACGGCGAATTCGGTGTGAAGTGCCTCGTCCCTTGAAATAAGCTCGTTAGAAAAACACAGTCCAGGTAGAATACCACGCTTTTTAAGCCAGAAAATAGAGCAGAACGCACCACTGAAAAAGATGCCCTCTACTACGGCAAAAGCAACTAGACGAGTAGCAAAACTCGCACGCTTGTCCTGAATCCACTTAATAGCCCAGTCGGACTTCTTTTTAATACAAGGGAATTCGCTGATGGCGTTGAATAGTTTGTGCTTCTGAACGGTGTCTTTGATGTAAGTATCAATAAGAGTAGAATATGTGATAGAATGGATATTTTCCATCGCAATCTGTAGCCCATAAAAGGCACGGGCTTCAGCCAGTTGAACTTCTCCCATAAACCGTGTTCCTAAATTTTCAAGAACAATACCATCACTCGCAGCAAAAAACGCTAAAATCATAGAAAGGAAATGTTGTTCGTCTGCTGTAAGGGCTTCCCAGTGGGCTGGGTCTTTGGACAAATCTACTTCGGTAGACGTCCAAAATAAATCTTGCTGTTTTTTATACATCTGCCAAATCTCGTCATCCTTAATTGGGAACATAACAAACCTATTATCGTCAGGGGCTAGAAGGGGTTCTACAAATGTTTTAGACATATTTATATCTTACTAAAGTAATATATGTAAATATTTTTAAATCTGTTTTTAATATATTAACGGAAATCAAAAATAAATTTGATGAAAAATTGAATTAATATATACAATAATATTATAAATGATGATTGGTTTTAATAACGACAAATTAACAAATTTTGTAATATTTATAGCCTTTGCTTTAACGGTGGGCTATTTTGTAAATAAAAATTATAATGCGATTGTATTGTTGTATCTGCTTGTGGCGGTGATGTATTCATTATCTAAAAATTTACTATCCAGTTTAGGAATTAGTATAATCTTAACAAACATATTGATTTCTATGAATATGGTTAGCCTCCAAGAGAATTTAGAAAATCAAAAGAAAAAAAAATCAAAGGGCGTTATTAAGAATAAAATGATACAGAATGAATGATTAACACATTAGAATTTATCGTGGTATTAATATTAAAATAATTTATAATTTAATATTAATGAGCCAAGTTGGTGATATTGGGGAACATACCGCATATGAAGACGAATTAGTGAGGCAAACAATCGAGAAAATTAGGAAAACCGAACAAAAATTAATAAACGAGTATAATAATTTGAATAACTTTAAATCTGATAATCATGAAGAATTTCTACCATATATTAACGATGAGTTAGATAAGCGTAAAGTTTTTTTACATCATAAAAAAACATCATTAGAAAATCAACATATCGCATTATTAAAACTATTAGAACACTTGCTTACAGTTGAATTAAAAAATAAAGAATTTGAGGTAGAGAAAATCTTAAGTCAAATAAATATAATCGAGAAGGAATTAATTCCATATAACAAAATATTGTAAAAATTATATATTTATTATATATAAATGAAGCTTAGTATTAATAATATTGTAAAAAATAAATATGTTCTTTATTTGGTCGCATTAGTCGCCCTATTTGATATTTTAGGAAGTTTAATGAGGCAGGAATTCAGTGCCGTATTATTTTTCTATTTATCTGGAATGATTGCTTACTTTTACACTAAAAATATGACTTTAGTGCTTGGTAGTGCTTTACTGGCGACCGTATTAGCGCGTATGGTGAAAAATATGTCGAGCGTCAAAGAAGGTCTTGAAAACGAGATGGAAAACGAGGAGGATATGGAGGTTGATGAGGACGAACTGAAAGGCGCCGATAAGCAGAAGGTTATCAAGAGAATGAAACTGCAAGATAATGAGGCTTCCAAATCGGGTGATAAAGTGGATGTAACAGCGGGTTCCAAAGAAGAAGCCATTAAAAAGGCTTTCAAAAAGGGTGGTGATGTAAAAGCTGGTGCGATGCCTGATCTGGATAAACTAAAGGACGTAAGTAAGGATGCCGAGGATATACTGAAAACTTTAGAGAAAGCCGGACCTAAATCGGGTTACCAAAATCAGCAGAAATTAACACCTGGTCTGTATAACATGCCTAACAAAAAACAATTAGAGAAACAGCTTGGTGAGGCTGATAAAATGGAACAGGCTTATGATAGTCTGGAGCAGGTAATTGGTGAGAACGGTATCAAATCTATGTCTGCTTCTACACAAGAGTTAGTTAGACAGCAGAATGAACTTTTAAAAGGTTTAAAGGATGTTACACCGGCGCTGCACGAAGCTATGGGGGCTATCGGAAAAATTGACCTTGGTGGCTTAAAATCTATGTTTGGTTCCATTACCTCATCGACAGCATAAATGTCTCATTAAAATATTTTATATCTCAATATAATATATTATGTATAATTTGAAAGATGAATCAACTAACACTTTTTTAATAGGAATAATATCTTATTTATATTTATTTTCATCATTAGTTAATAACAATTTCGGTATAATATTCATTTATTTTGCTATCTTATTAGCAGGCTATTTGATAGTCGGTATGGATATATATAAATATAACTTGATAATTATTATTTTTGATATATTATATTCACAAACTACTTTTAGAGAAGGTAATTTTGAAAGCAAATTTGATGCTGGTAAATCAAATGCTGAAAGTAATGATAATTTTACGAAAGAAGGGGGTTCAATTGAGATTGACGGGGTAGAAGAGGACGGCGCAAATGAACTCACAGATGATTTTGATAAAAAAAATGAAAAGAACCAAAAAGATAAAGAGGCAAGCAAAGTACCGATGTAATATAATAGTAATTAAAAACCAACATTATATATTTAATAAAATTATATATATAATAGAACGATGCCTAAAAAGTGTCCGCCAGGCGTAATTTGTATTGAAAATGTAAGTTTTGCATTTATAGGTTTATCAATTTTAATTGTATTAGTAATTTTCTTTTTGAGTTCCAATAGCGGTAAAATGATGTTTATGCAAAACCACGCCAATACTACATCGCATAACAATCATAATAAATACGATGATTATAGTCATTCCCAGCCTATGCATCATCAGCAACATCATCAGCAACATCACCAAAGCCAACATTCCAATAATGATATATTATTAAACCCTTACAGCGCACCATTGAGAGATGACCGATTAATAAACGCGGATAATTATAATGGTCCAAGAATGCCGATTAATCAACCAACACAATCACACGATACTACATATAGACAAATTGGTATTTTGACGAGAGTTCAAGGTGGAGAGACGATGCTCCCATTAATGGGTCGCCCACTCTTTAGTAATAGAGACAAATGGAATTTTTACACTATGAACGATAAAAATAATATGATTAAATTACCTATTACGTTCAAAAATAAAAGTTGCACAAACGACCAGGGTTGTGACAACGTTTATAACGGCGATAAAGTATTTGTAGAAGGGTACAACGATATATTCAAAGTAACCGTATATGATAATAATGTAATGCAATACATACCATACTTATGATAGTATAACCGTAATAATACAGTCTATTCAATTGCTTAATGTATTTTAATTGATTAAAATTAATAATATTTTTAATTGTAAATATTATTATTTATAAGTGGATTTAAACAGATGAATTCAGGGACTTTGTGTATGGATTATTTTTAAAAGCCGAAAGTAATCCTGGGTCCATTCTGTTGGAATTATATTCCGCATCATACCCAGCAGGCACATTCATTTCACCCATAAATTGAGATGATGGTATATGATTGGGTCCGCCAGTAGGTAACTGCTTTCTATTATTAGTTATAACACTTTCATCTCTATTCATTGACATGTTGTTCTCATTATTGAATAAACTCATGGAGCCCTGGTTAGTTCTGGATTCGTATGTTTTATTTACATTATTACGCTGTGCATATGCGTTATTGTAGGGACGCAGACCAGTATTAGTAGCGGCACCATTACCAATATAGTCTTTATTGGTAGTATCACGCTGATTTTGAACGGGTTGATGTTGCTCGAGTTCGTATTCAGTACGCTGATTCTGTCCCTGAACGTTAACATAGTTCAGGTCAATTTTACCAGTAGTCATCTCACGATTGGTAGTCTTTGTAATATCATTATCATTATACATATGACCTGTCCTTGGACCACCATTAACATTACCCGATTCTCTTAAATTACCAATTGCGTTTTCTTTCCTTGTAGGCTGTAAAATATCCAGTAGGGGAGCAATAACCGCTTTAGCCATACCATAAACACCTCCCATAGCAGGCATAGATTGAACGGTAGTTCTATTATTAGGCAGTAATTTATAATTTTGGGAACCATAGTCATTTGGGTTTGCGGAACTTTGACCCGCCGCAGTAGCGTTAGAAAATGGGAGAGCGCCTAAATTTTGTTTTTTAGATTCCTCAAATGTAACATCGGTATAAGTTGCATTGCCCGATAATGCGCTGGTGCCTCCACCATAATACTCCCGGGTTGTTTCCGACCTATTTTCTACAGGCATAATTTGAGTGCTTCTAATGGTAGGTGCTTGTTCGGCACCGGTTGTAGTGAACCACCTGTTAGGACCAGACTCAAAATACTTTTCAGGATTACGTTTTTCTGTTTTACCGATGATGTCATTAGAACCACGAGACTGTATGTGAGAAGCCGCTGGTCCTTGGCGTCCGTTTAAATCAAATGTTTGCTTTTGGTTGGTGTCTACCCTTAACTCGTCTACGGTTTTAGGCATCCAAGTATCACGGGACATCATACCTGCATTAAAACCACCGTTGCCGTCAGTTCCACCAGTATTAACGCCGTTTTTATTTTGTTTGCCGTAACCTTGGTCTAAACCAGGACCAACGCGCTGTGGTTCCCATAAAGTAACATTATTCATTTTATTGGATTCATTCATCCTGGATTGAATGAAGGAGGTATTATTGGCTGTGCCGTGTGTTAAATTTACATTCTCGTCGGGTTTGAATAATGGAGCCTGCTCGCTTTTGCTAAATGCCTGGCTCCCGTATCCTTGCTTTGTGTCTAAAATTGCCTCTGAAGTGTTAAAATCCGCTGTAGCACCCCTAATTTTAGCACCAAAAAAAGGCTGCATATTATTATGTTTGAAATTTTTAGGGTCAACAACTTGACCGTTCATAAGTGATACATCATTTGTTGATTTATTGACTGGTGGTTTGAAATATTTATCAGTATGCTGATTGGGGTTATTGTAATGATTATTTGGTTCCATCATCGCCGTTTCAACTGGGTTCATAGGCTGTCTAAGTCCCATATGGTTGTTGGAGAAACCCTCCTGTTTATTATTACTGGATCTCCCTGTTAAAAACTGGTCTTTTTGCTGTTCCGCCTCTTCCTCCTCTTGCCTATTTGCCGCATTTTTTTCTTGTTCGGATAATATGAATAGACTTCCTAATACTACTATTGGTATAGCCAGTGCCGCCATTATATAATACTAAAATATATATTTATTATTATTTATTTCTATAAATAATAATATTTATTAATTCAAATCGTATAATCAATTTTTATAGTTTTTATTAAGTGTATAATAATCTTTCTCTAACATTCTGGACGGGATATTATTATTGAAAGGGATACTAACGTTTTCTTGTGGATCCATTAATAAATAATTAAAGTTATTTGGGGAATTAATAGAATCTGTCTCTCTTAGGGTCCAGGCAGGATTAGTGGCTCTTGGTTGGTGTGTAATTTCAGTCTTATTGATGGGATAAACATTTTGGCTATAGACATTATTCTTATTATTGTAGTTTTGATAATTATTTTGCTGGACCGAATCAGTATTTAATTTTCTGGTTATACCCATTAAATCACTTTCAAGTTCAGTTTTGTTCTGCGATAAATTAGCACCCCACTTTTGAGCCCGTAAATGTGGGTCATTCATAAACTCGGGCTTATCACCTGTTCCAGGAGCATTAATTTCATAATTTCCTATATAAGTGGATTCTTCTAAATATTTTTGTATTCTACATGGGTCATCATGAAAACGAGTGAACGCCATAATTATAATAGTATATATTATATTACTATAATTATTTATACTGTTATTAATTACTTAAAACTAAAAAGTTATTAAATTTTAAATATGATAGAATTAGACCGAGAACTATTAAATAATAATATTAAATCCAATAACATCAAAGAATTGATTGAATATGTTTCGTGTAAATTAAATATACACAACGAAAGACTAACTATTGTTAAAATTGATGAATTTGAAACCGAAAAATTAAAAATTGATAAACGTAATCAGTTCGTAATTTGCTTGAATAATTCTATACACGAAACTGTATCTATAAATAATACATCATTCGATGAAGTTTTATGTATTGATAATACCAACGATATTGTTATCAATTCTAAAATTATATATACGGACATTATATTTATTGTTTTTAATGATAATTGTAAAAATTCAAAGCATAGCAGCGAATTAATTAACAAATACAAATTACAAGACCCATCGCATAATATTTTTGTAATAGATGAACCTGATATTATTACTGAAACCGATTGTGATTATTTCAGGGCTATTATAAATAATAATATAGAGAATAATATGGCGATATCAAAACAATGGGAAAAGGGCAATAATGTATCTTGTGATACTTTTTTAATTAAAGACGGTATTCGCTGCCAATCGGCCAATATAGCCACATATAAAGAGTTAAAAAATAAAACAAACAAAATATTTGAAAAATTACAAACATACTTACTTGATAAACACGGTATTGTTAGCAAAAACAATTCTGGTTATCAATTCCGCAAAATATATGGAGCGACAAGAATACATAAAGACGGCGTCTATGATACAAACAATAAAATAGAATTAAATGTAACCAGAGTAGCAAGCGTTATTATTTGTTTAAATGATGATTATGAAGGTGGCGAATTTTATTTTCCAGTCCAAGATATAAAAGTCAAACTAAAAAAAGGTCAAATACTGGTCTTTCCACCTTATTGGACGCATCCACATTTAACGATGGAATTAAGAAACAGAACATATAGATATACAATTAATACTTGGCTATTTGAAAACTGTGATACTATAATATCAAAACCCAAGTAAATTTTTACAATTTCATAATATACCATAATCCAAACCATTTTGGTCTATTATCAAATCCAACACCACCACCTGTATGTTTTGTACCTATCAAGTGATTATGGTTTATACTGTTATTTTCTAATTCAATTATGTGTTTATGATTTATATTCTCGTTTGCTATTTGGATGATGTGATTATGGTCTATGTTGGTTTGTTCTGTCCCAACAACGTGATTATGGTTTATGCTGGTTTGTTCGGTTTGAATAAAGTGGTCATGGTTTATGCTGGCTTGTAATGTAGGTGCTACTTCGTGACTATGTAATATACTGGACGTCGTTGTTATATAAGTGTGTTCGTGTGCTACACCGCCAGGTGTTACCTGTGTAGTATGTGTATGAGATGTATCAGTAGCAGCACTAACTACTGTTGTATGTGTGTGAGTAGTAGAATCAAGAGTATGTGTATGTTCTGTCTGTCCGTAAAAAGGGTGAGTAGAATCAACTGTCTCCGTGGTATGGTCATGGGGAGCATTAGCTGTTTGAGCACCACCTGTGAAACCACCTGATAATTGAGATGCTTGTATATCTCCCTCGTCTTGGTCGTCAAGTAGCAGCGATCGGGTTCCAGCTGCCCCACCGGTATTCGAATAAGAAAACTCAAAGCTCAGTCCGTGACCGTGTGGCGCGTCACTCGATGCTATAGAGTGTTGGTGGTCGTCACCCAGTCCAGAAATGTCCATTATATGATTATGTGCGATCTCATCCAACGTAACTATGTGCCCATGTATCTCTGTTACATGTCCCGTCCAACTACCTAAATCAGTTTGATTATCCGCAGTATGTGTATGTGTAGCAGTCACTTGTTCTGTAACCGCCCCGTGAGTGTGGTTGAGATTTGTATCTTGTGATAATATCAAACTCCCTGTATGACTATGGGAAACATCTGTAATTTGGGAAGTAGCAGCGTGATTATGTAATACATCAGTATTTTCAAAACTAGCATCGTGATTGTGTAATACATCAGCATTTTGAGAAGTAGCACCGTGATTATGTGGAATATCTTTAAATGCGCATGATGCGTGGTGTTCGTGTGGAACATCGGTATTTTGAGAAGTTGCTGCGTGATTGTGTGACGGTATATGAGATATGTCTAATGTATATGTATCATTTCCACCAGAAGAACCAGCAATGTAATTTGTTTCGCCGTTATTACCAGAACCAACTACAAATCTACCTAATAAATTAGGCGTTCCATTGTTTCCGTCACATATAGCCCATCCAACAGGAGTATTTGAACTGCTTCCATACCATAATGTAATTCCACCCTTTGGCATATGAGCGAGCGATACACCACCAACTGATAGTGTTCCCGAACCCAAATTAAGACTGGAATCCTGGGTTAATACATTTCCATTTCCAGCACCGTTTATATTTAAATTTGAACCACCAGCAGTGGATATATTATTGCCTGAAATAGTTATGCTTTCAATGACTACCTCTCCTAACTGGGAATTAATAACTATTTCTTGAGAACTACTGATATTCGTCTGTAGAGATGCTGAGAGGTCAACTTGTCCTGCTGCCGTATTTAACACTAAATTACCCGAATCAGTATTTATTGTACGACCGTCAATATTAATATTTCCAGCATTTACAAAAGCAGACGAAACTACTCCTCCCTGCAGACCCAACTCAATATCAGTATTATGTGTTTTCCAATGATCGCCTGGATTATTGTATGAAAATAGTTTATCTACAGTAGATGAATTGGTTACGCTAATTCCACCATCATCAACATGTGCTGATGTATGATTAGCATTCACCCTTATTATATTATCAGTGATATCAACATTCCTAAAATTAATAAATGTTGTTGTTCCTTTAATGTCTAAACTGCCCTTTATAACTATATCTCCATCTCCGTTGGTTTCTGGGTCTATTATAAATTGGGTAGTTATAACACCATTTAAACCTGGTTGTTTTTTTGTATACATTTTACTGGATACTATCGCCGAACCTGTGGATTTGGTTATATTAAGAACTCCTGAAATATCAACATCTTTATTAAAAGATGTGTCATTATTAACCGATAGTTTATTCATAAAAAATAAATCGTTTGATGTTCGTAATTCGCCGGTTATATCAACGTGGTAAAGCGATGAAGCATCCATTGCTCTTTTTGAACCACCCGCTTCTGCGTCGTAATAATCAAGCACATTATTATCACCCATCAATATTAAGCCACCCGTAGCAGTGATAGATTTATTAATTGATACATCACTTGTTATAGTAAGGTCGCTTGATATTTTTAAACTTCTCTCTGCGTTCTCAATAACAAGCGCTGAAATATCATTATGACCGTTTCGTGTATAGTCACCCATATAAATAATTGGGGTTTTATCCATATAAATAGTTCCAGGACCAACGTGGATGTCTTTCCACATATGGTCTATGTCCCCCAAACTATGTAATAGGTCGGTTTTTGGTATTAATCCACTTCCGACTGTGTCCGCAGATAAATCTCCTAAAACAACTAAATCTTTAGTTTTTATAGTTCCACCACTTACGTGAATACTCTCCTCTGGAGTAATTGTATTTATTCCTATTCTATTTTCGGAAGTATCAATTATAATGCAATTATTTGAATTTTCTGTAAAAGTATGTCCTGGTGAAATTGAATTGACCGTGGCTATTATTTTGCTGTAACCCGACATTTATATATTATATTATTTATGATAATATTTAGATATTTTTAATGCTAAAAATTATTTTAAAATTTTATTGAAATAATTTTTATTACTAATTACCATAAAATACTAATTTATTTACAGTTTCATTATATACCACAAACTATACCATTTTGGTCTGTTATCAAATGCTTGTCCTCCACCAGTAGGCGAAGTCCCTATCACGTGATTATGGTCTATATTTGTTTGCGTAGTTTGTACGATGTGATTATGGTTTATATTGGTTTGTGTTGTTTCTATTTCGTGATTATGAACTATACTGGTTTGTTTCGTCCCGACAACGTGGTTATGGTTTATACTTGTTTGTTCGGTTATAATATTGTGGCTATGGTCTATGCTGGTCTGTTCTATTTGAAGTTGATGAGTATGATTAATATTTGTTTGCTGTATGGTAAGTGAATGCTCGTGTGCGTTTCCACCTGCGGCAAGTGAAAGTGAGTGTGCGTGTTGAGTTGTGCTATTAGATACCGATGTAGTATGTCCGTGCGTATCTTGGTTTACAGTATGTAGATGTTCCGTCTGCCCGTAGAATTCGTGAGACGGACCTACAGTTTCTGTTGTATGGGTATGTGTAGCGTTGGCTGTTTGAACTCCACCAGTAAAACCACCAGCGAGTTGAGCTATATCAAAATCACCACTATCTTGATCGTCGGTCATTAATGATGCTGTTCCGGTGCCACCAGCACTGCTGGAATGAGCAAACTCAAATTCTAAACCGTGACTATGTGGTGCTTGACTTACAGATATAGAATGTTGATGTTCCGCATCAGTACCCGATGGATTCGCCGTATGAGTATGCGAGTTTGGTGTTACTTGAACCGTATGTGTATGGGCAAAATCAGCACTCGTTACAGTTGTATCGGGGTGAGTATGTGTGTCGGTGGTTGAATCAGTTGTACCCGCGTGACTATGAATAACATCAGTAGGCAAAGAATCCGCCGCACCGTGGCTATGACGCACATCAGTATTTTGAGAAGTAGCAACGTGATTATGAATAATATCGGTATCTTGAGAACTTGCGTCGTGATTATGGGGCACATCAGTATTTTGAGAAGTAGCACCGTGACTATGTGGGACGTCCGTAAATCCACAAGAAGCATCGTGATTATGTGGGATGTCTGTATTTTGCGAACTTGCGTCGTGATTGTGACTTGGTAAGTGAGACACGGCTAAAGTATAACTATCCTGCCCACCGACCTGATCTTCGGTGTAAGTAGTTTCAGTATTATTACCAGAACCAACTACAAATCTACCTGATAAATTAGGCGTTCCATTGTTTCCGTCACATATAGCCCATCCATTAGGAACATCAGTAGAATCACCATACCACAACATTATTACACCCATTGGGACGTGTGCGTTCTCTACACTATCTACTGTAAGCGTTCCCGCTCCTAAATCTAAATTAGAATTCTGGGTATATATATTTCCAGAACCAGAAGTTAGATTCAATCCTGTCCCCTCCCTGGTAGATATAGTTCCATCCTTAAACGTAATATCTTCTATGTTTACTTTCCCGACTCCTCCACCACTACCAGCCTGTATTGTTGTTTGTTGGGAAGATGTGATATTTACATTAGCGGATGATGATACTTGAAGATGTCCTGTTCCGGCTGTTAATACTAAATCACCAGCACCAATTCTGCTAATTGTATTCCCGTCTATATTAATATTATCAATATTCATAAAACCAGCTCCCATACCACCTGTCCCGAGTTCAAGATCTGTATTATTAGTACTCCAATGTTCACCTGGATTATTGTATGAAAATAGTTTATCTACATTAGAATCATTGGTTACGCTAATTCCACCATCAGTAACACTGCTATGGTTCGCATTCATTCTAATAATATTATCAAAGATATCAACTTCCGTAGAACCAAAATAAGCAGTTGTACCTTGTACGTCTAAATTACCCATAATAACAACCTCTCCCGTGGTCGCATTATTATCTCCTGCCGGGTCGATAATAAACCGCGTAGCGGTAACTCCTTGTGAATTGGCTCCGCGAGTAGTATACATTTTAGTAATAGCTGTTTCCGACCCATCAGCATTAGTTAGTTCGGTCATATTAAGAACGCCGCTAATATCCACATCTTTATTGAACGATGAATCATTATGAACCACTAACTTACTATTAGCGAAAGATACATCTCCCAGAACAGTTAAATTACCGTTAATACTAACATCTTGTAGAAATGAAACATCTACCGACATATTCAATTTACCGGCGAAAGATATATCACCAGCAACATATATGTTGTCCGTAATATATACGTCTCCGTTGATAGAAATATCTCCATCAATATTTACGTGGTTCATACCCGATATATCTAAAGGTCTGCCTGAATTATCTATCATAAGAGCCGAAGTAACAGTTTGACCGTCTCGTATATAATCACCCATACGAATAATCGGGGTTTTATCCATATAAATAGTTCCAGGACCAACATGAATATCTTTCCACATATGGTCTATGTCACCCAAACTATGCGTATTGGTTGTTTTTGGTATAAGAGAGCTATTAACATTATTTACTGATATATCCCCTAAAACTATTAAATTTTCAGTTTTAATAGTTCCACCGCTCACATGAATTTGTACGTCTGGAGCGATAGTATTTATACCTATCCTATTATCAGAAGTATCTATAACAATAACACTATTTAAGTCTGGAACAAATTGATAATCAGGGGTTATTGAATTTACGGTTGTTAAAATTTTATTGTTACCACTCATTTATATATTATTTATGATAATATTTAGATATATTTAATCCTATAAATACTATTAATTTAATTAACATTAGGGAAAATTTATTTTCTCTCATTATTTCATATAAAGATGAAAAAACATATGAAGTCTGACGATGGTCTGTACCATATTAACGGCAAGAAATACGAACTGCTCCGTGGCTCCCGTGCGCAGGTATGGCACGGTACCGCTTTCGCCACCGACTACGGTCTTAAGAAAGAAAACCTGGTATTCAACAAGCGCGGTCGCTATGTTTCCAAGAAGAAGCACACCCTCGCCAAAAAGGAGAAGCGTCTAGAGAAGCACGGATATTTCACCAAGAAAGGTAAATTCGGTTTCGTCAAACGCGACCCATCCAAAACCAAGAAAAGGCGCTGAATAAATCCGCTATAAATATGTAGTGGTTTTCTATACAAATTAATATCTACGATTATAAATTAGATATTAATAATTGGCGTTTAGGAAAAAAATTGATTTAAATTTCATAATTTAAGATTTAATCATATAGTAATCCTTTATATGACGCAGACAATCGTTAGTTGGAATGTCGCTGGGCTTCGTGCGATGTTGAAGAAGGACAATATGTATCAAATTATTCACGAAAAGAATTTTGATATTATTTGCCTACAGGAAACAAAAGCAACTGAAAGCCAAGTTGAGTTGAACGATGAACTAAAAGAAACATATCCGTATCGTTATTGGAATTCTACTGATGGAATAAGTCAGCGTAAAGGATTGAATGGAACCGCCGTTTGGTGTAAAAGTCCACCCATTAAACATATGGATACACCAGATTTTGATGTGGAAGGCAGAATTGTGTCGATTGAATTTGAGAAATATATTTTGGTGAATGTCTATGTTCCTAATTCACAAGAACTGGATTCAAAACGCTTCAACTTTAGAAGTGAGTGGAACCAAAAGTTCCTAAATTATCTAACTGAACTTAAAACTATCAAATATGTAATCTTGTGCGGAGACCTAAATGTAGCACATTTGGATTTAGATATTAGTAAGCCTAAAACAAAAAAAAACAAAGTGAGTGCTTTCTTTGATTTTGAGAGAGCTGATGTTGGTTCTCTGATTAAAACGTTGGATTTCGTAGATGTTTATAGGTGTAAGAACCCGAAGGAACGAAAATCTACATATTGGTCTTACTTTTTAAAAGCGGAACGCACTGCCGAAAATGGCTATGGGATTGATTATTTCCTAATCTCGCGGGAATTATTTGAAGCCGACGAACAAATTAATATTGAAATATTAAGCGATGTGTATGGTTCAGACCATTGTCCCCTTGTTTTAACTATTGATGTATGAATTAAATAATATTTAAGTAGATTGAAATACCTATATATAATTTTTTTTTGATACTATGTATCATATTGAAGTTCTAATATTTACTGAGCGGACGCCTCGGCAGCAGCAGCCTTTTGAGCAGCCATATGCTCATCTACGCGGAGCTCCTTCTTCAGGAAGTCCATCAGCTCACCTACTGTGGTGAACTCGTCTGCGCTAATACCACCACGCTTGGCGATTACGTGGATCATGTTAAACATAAGCGCACAATATTTGGATGGTACTACCATAGTCTCTGGGAGTACAATCTCATTCTGCGCTACAGGGGTCTCGGGGGTCTCGGATACTTGCTCCATATGTATATTATATATCTGTATATTCTTTAAATTATTAAATTAGAATATTTAATAAATTTATTATTACGCGTAATTATTTGATATAATTTTATATAACTATTTAAAGATTAAAGACAAATTATTATAGGATTATAATATGGCTCTGGAAAATAATTTAGCAAGTTTATCTGTAGATAGCAGTAACGAAACTAACGCAAATAATGTTTTAACGATTAAAACCGTTCAAATCGCACCCTTTAGAATTTTAATGACCGCCTTAAAGGATATTCTATTAGACACTAATATCGTATTTACCAAAGAAGGCATTCGCATCATCAATATGGACAAAACACATACCATTTTGGTTCATTTAATACTCAAGGCTGCTAATTTTGAGTTTTATGAATGTAAGCACGATAAAATTATCGTCGGTGTAAATATGTTTCATCTATTCAAACTTATTACCTCAATTGATAATGACGACACACTCACTATTTACATTGAGAACGACGATTACAACGATGGTGTAGTTACTGAACTGGGTCTTAAGTTTGAAAATGGCGACATTAAACAGTCCAAAATTCAAAAACTGCGACTAATTGAGCCAGACCAAGACGAACTTGAAATCCCCGATGTTAAGTTCTCGTCTATCATTAATATGCCCTCTTCCGACTTTCAAAAAATCGTAAGGGATCTGGCTAATATTTCCGAGAAGTTAGAAATTAAGTCTGTCGGTAACGAATTAATTTTCAAGTGTTCCGGGCAGTATGCGAAGGCAGAGATTAGGAGGACAGAGACACAGGGTTCAATGCAATTTCTTCAAAAACTTACAAGCGACACCGTAATTCAGGGTGAATTCTCGCTTAAGAATTTAGTATATTTCATTAAATGCACTAACCTATGTAATCAAATTGAAATCTTTTTAGAGAACAACCGTCCTCTTATTGTGAAGTATGATGTTGCTTCACTTGGTTCTATCCGCCTATGTTTAGCCCCACTACCACCCGCAACTGACTAATGTAGTGGATACTTAATATATTTTTTATAATCAAAAAAAATATATTTTAACGATTTAAAAACATGTTAACAACTATATTAGTAGTATGGGTAGCGATAGCGAGAGCGATTTCGATTATGAGGAATTTGAGAGGGGTAAATTTAATTTTAAGCATCTACCTTATAGCGATTGTATTAATTACGAACGCCTTGACCTAGATGAGTTGCGTTGCGATAGTGTTATTCCAAACATAGATACTGTTGGCAATAATATTATAGTTATTAAAGACAGTAGGGTACAGTAGGGTACAGTAGGGTACAGTATTATTACTACGATGACGATGGGGAATATCAAATCTATTATAAGAAGATATATTATTATATAAGTGTCCCGATGGGAGGATTAGGATTAACCTATAGAAATTTATATAGCCAGATGGAAACACAATATCTACAGAATGATTATAAGAGGTTCTATTTTCATTATGACAGTGATGATAAAGAATTTAGACCCCGAGGCGACAGCAATTTTATTGAAATTTTAAGGGAAATTACCCCAGTAATGTATGAACTTTGGTGTGGTAGTTAATTAATAAAATATTTTATTAAATCAAAAAAAATATTTTAGTTCTTTTTTATTCCTTTTCGTGCTATTTGAATGTCCCAGAACAACGGATTCTCCTTAAATTTTTTAAACGCACCATTTTTAAAACATTCTTGGTCTCTTGTTCCCAGTAAAAACCTAACAGCGTTGAAATCCTTCCCCATATTACGCTTTAATATATATATGTATCCTGACGTGCCGAGAATACTAATTATAAAACAGGTCACAAATAGAAAATTGTTTACTTTTGTATATAATTCAATTTTTTCATTGTTTTTGTCTATATTCCCAACCGGTTTTCTTTGTAAATCGTTGATGAATAATCCTATTATATAGATTACCGCAAGTATTATTATACTTGTTAATGTAATAATTGTAGGTGCTCTATTAATAAAAATAAACCAGAAATACAATACAAAACTTTGAGAAATCCTATCTTTAATTGATAAGTTCTCCTGTATTAATCCTACAAAAAATAACATAATGAAAAGTCCTACTGCGTGCTTGAATAACATATATTCCTTCATAAAACTTCTAACACCGCACGAAAAAATATCACCTACATAATTAGCAGCAATTATAAATATAAATATCGATAATTTACTAACAATTTGAGAATAATTTGTTAAGGTATCATAATTTATCATATTATATATAATGATAGATTATAATTTAATAGAGAATATCGTGTCTCTTGTATAAACAGTGTTGGGGTTCAATATCGCATAATTTATCAATATTGAGTGGATCTACATTTACGCTTTCTTCGCTTTCAACCACATTATTACTTACATCTGTTTTGTTGTTGTAATTCACTTTACTATTATCATTCGTATTATTCTTTTCTAAACAAGCAAAAATATCATGTGTCTTTAAAATCGCACTATCCTTCAGCCAAAACTTAATAATACAGTAGTTTTTTTTTGGACTAATAGAAATTCCATTAATATTCTCCATAATATCTTCATTGTCTATTAATGTCCCGCCAATTAAATAATAATTCAACTTTTTCCATACCTCATATACACTATTTTCATCTATTTTGTAACATAAACAACCACCCTTGCTATTGCCCGAGTCTTCCCAAATTGGTTTTATATTATCCTTCATAACAAATAACATGCATTTCTCTACCAGTTCTTTATTTGTATTTTCAATTAGCCTGATACTATCCTCTAATGTATCAAATGTTACTACTTTCTTATAACTACTAATGCTCCAATCAACGTCGTGAGGTAAATGCAACCACAGAGTCCAAGTATTATTTAATTTATGCATTAATTATATTTATTGAAATACATTTAATATAATTTTTTATATATGTTTTTAACTCATTATTGTTAATCCTACGCTTGTTTATTGAATAACGACACCGATTTCGCAAAGTAATTATCTCCAGCCGCATTTATCAGATTATCAACTATATTATATTTGATTGGGTTATTTGATAAATCATATTCGTGCGTGACTGTTAAATCATATACATTATCCACCTTATCATAAAAGTTATGTCTGTGTAAATCTCTGTCTAATCTTCCCGTATCATTACCAGAATTATCTAAATCTAATTCACCACCGTTATTTATATCGCTATTACTCGGAGTTGGTTCTGTATCGACTATTATTTCATCCGGCGACGAACGGACTACTTTCAATAATAATGTAGAAATCAAAGTCATCATAATAATTGGAACAAATACCAAAAACCACGCAATTACAGTTAAACCAATATCACACATAATATTTATAACCGTCGCAAGAACTAACATAATAACAAATTTCATAAACGCAGTATCAATTACACCTGCATATATATCAAGTAATATTTGTATTAATGAAAATCCGATAAAAATAACGGTTGGAGCACATCTTGATGATAAAATCATATTATATTTTAACTATATAATATTATTAGTATCGTAATTAATTGTTTATATTTACTGTTTTGTCTGTCCGCTATGAATACTTTCACATAGGCGAGTTAGAATATCTAATTTTTGATCTACATTTAAAAAACCCATATTTAATTGTTTCTCATCTTTATCTTTAATATCCAGAGTGCAAACAGGACGCAGTTTTAGAGTAGCAATTTCCTCATCTTTTGCCTCAAGAGTTTTGGTTAATGTCTGTAACTGCTCTTGCTGTTTTTGCATAATCTGGACAATTTGCTGGTTGTTTAATTCAATATTTTGTCCGTTTTGGTTTAGAATAATTTTACCTTCCTCACCCTGTTTCTGTTTCTGTCCCTCATTAATCTTACGCCTTTCGTCTTCAATCTCCTTCATCTGTTTTAGAACGTCAGGCTTGTTTTTTGCCTCGCCCGCCTCATAATTTTCTAGTAGTCCATCAATTATTTCTGTATAAAATTCCTTCATTAAAGGCTCTTTTACAAATTCATCCACCGTTCGGGGTGACTGTTTTTGAAATTGATTGGTTCCGTTTAGAAGCAGTTTTTTCTTATCAAATGTATTCTGTGTGTGCGAAAATACAAGGATTGTTTTTTTTGGTTCAAGTTGGACGAACGGAACTGTATAATTTTTAAGAAACGCCTTCTCTTCCGCCAGAGCAGCATGGTCGTCATAGCGATGGTCGTTAAGTAAAGCACGCTTAAACGCAAATGTTCCTGCAGTGGCGTGATTTGCGTTGTATGGTCCGAATTGCCACATCTGCTGAATGTGCTTAAACCAGATGTAAATTTCACTCGCACCAGCACACAGAGCATTTGGGTGAGTTACTAACATATTTACAGCGTGAGATACACGCTCCCCGGGATAATAGTCATCGTCGTCCATATAGACAATAATGTCTCCACACGATTTTTCGTGCATTAAGTTACGCTTTTTACCCAGAGACATTTTTGTATCGTATTTAAAATACTTAACCTGGGGAATGTCTTTAACTAAATCCTCAATTAAATCCGTTCCATCATCAATAATAATCCATTCCATCCTATCCATGGGGTAGTCTTGATTTTTGAAATTATTAATACACATCTCCCAAAAAGGACGCCTATTAAATGTTGGAGTGCATACACTAACAAATGGTAGTTTCTCCTTTACCTGCTTACTCTTCGTCTTCTTCCCCATATTATATTTTTAACGAGCGTTATATTTATGTGTTTTTTATAACTATATATATATTTTATTATATTGAATTCTTCATGCCTTTGAATGCTTTTAATGTTATAATTATCACCAATATCATAGACATTACACCGGTTGTAGTTTGATCCAGCGAATTCGCTGAAGCACCTATTACACCCATAATAAATAATACGGTAAGCAGATCTGCGTGGCTCTTTAAAATACTGAAGCATTCCAGAGGATTACTTAAAGGAATTAAAAACATATTAATAAAAAGGCTGAAACTCATATATATTGAAGACACAATACACATTAGGGAACCTGTTACGACGGACAATAGTATCAATAAGATTAATGGGAGAAATTGGATTACATTTTTTACTACACTCATTACTTTCGCACTCATATCAGCCCCTTTTAATGTATATAATAATTCTGGTCTAAATATTCTATAGTATTCGGGCGATAAATTACATTCGCTCAATGAAGAACCCCATAATTTGTCTGGAAAAATTACAGATAAAAATGCTACAAAGAAGCCTATACTTGTAAGCATAGTAGTCAATATTAATAAACCAGTAAATATTATCATTGGACCAAAATATAGTCCAGGCATTTCTAACACATAACCAAGTATGGGAAATATTATTCCTGTTAAAAGCAAGAACGTTAGATTACTTAAGATTGGATTAAATTTGATATTATTTTGGAATCCTGTTGAAAATTTGCTCATTATTCCATTTAAAACTTTTCTTGTAAATAATACAGAGAACAAGAAATAGAAACTTAGTGTTTTCCCCATTACAGTCATATATTCACTGCCAGAATTTTCAATCGCATAATCGGCAATGTTGTATGGAACTGGTTTCCCACCGAATACTGTGCCGCTGTCCTGATTTACGGTTATACATTTCGCACCTGTACGTTCATATTCCGCAAACGTACTAACGATGCCCGTTAAAACATCTTTCGCTCCTCCCGACTGTTTCTTACCGCCTGATTGAGTATTTCTATCTTTAGCACAGGATTGATATGGGTAATGACATAAACTACCAGGGAACATATAATCAATTAGACTGATTTTGTCTGTTTTCCCTATATTCGCACATTTACTTTTATAATATATACAATCCACCGAATTACCGTAACGCAGCCAAAATTCATAAATAGTTCCAACTAATGCTGCTCCTAATAAACTAATCATGGAAAATAAAGCCAGTTTAAAGAATTTAATCATCTTATTATTGTCGTCAAACAGGGTATTATTCATACCCTGAATTGGTTCTTTATGGCATATATTACCTACATCACCTTCAAAACCCAGAAAATTTAAACCCGTGTAACTATCGGGTTTGCACCACTCGTCGCCCTTCGCCTTATCATTAAAGCAACAGCCTGTTTTTTCACCATTAGCATAAAAATCAGCCGAACATTTCTCAACCGCATCTGAATATTCCTGAAAACTATCGGGATTATCTTCCATCCATTTACTTAAATCTATCACTCCTGTTTTAGGGTCCGCGTATTTATTCGCACTTTTCGGCATACAACCGTTTGAATGTTTATGTTTATCTATGTCTTCCTTGTATAATTTTGTAACGCTCGACATTGTCGTTATATTAATATATGCTATTATAATAAATTAAAACGATTTAAATAATTTATGCTAAATTTAAATAGATGATGAGCAAAATTATTTCTAACGAAAAATATCTTGATTTCAAGGACGTGCTAATTCGCCCACGACCATCTACTATTAATAGTAGGAGTCTGGTCGACCTTACCCGCACATTTAAATTCAAAAATGACGTGTCTTGGACTGGTGTCCCTGTTATCGCCGCCAATATGACTTCCGTCGGCACACTGGGAGTATATAATACACTATGTAAGCACAAAATTCTAACTGGACTACACAAATTCGTTACACTTGACGACCTTAACCAATACAACGAAGAACACCCAGAAGAACCACTTGACCCCGACTACTTCGCAATCAGCACGGGAATTAGTGATAATGATTATGAGAATTTTACCAATATTATGGATAATTTTACCTGTAAGTGGATTATTATTGATATTGCTAATGGATATATTGAGAATTTCAAGACATATTGTAAAAAAGTAAGGGAGCGATACCCTGACCAAATTATTATTGCTGGTAATGTCGCTACTAAAGAGGGAGTTCAAGATTTAATTGATTGTGGTATGGATATTGTTAAAGTTGGTATCGGTGGTGGAAGTGCTTGCACTACAAGAATTCAAACTGGTATTGGTATGCCCCAACTCTCTTGTGTATTAGAGGCGTGCGAATCCCGCACCGATAAAACATATATTATTAGTGATGGTGGAATTACATGTCCGGGAGATATGGCTAAAGCCTTCGGTGGCGGGGCTGATTTTGTAATGGTTGGTGGTGTCTTTGCGGGACATGATGAAAACCCAGGTAAGTTAATTGAGGAAGATGATGGTAAAAAGTTCAAGTTTTTCTATGGTATGAGTTCGTCTTTTGCTATGAAAAATAATTATGCAGCTAATAACAATACTACTTACCGTTCATCCGAGGGAAGGGAGATTAAAATCAAATATAAGGGCTGCCTCGATGACACCGTTCAAAATTATTTAGGTGGAGTTAGAAGCACTTGCACTTATACTAACTCTCATTGTATCAAGGAACTATCTGATAATTGTCAATTTATGTTAGTTAATAACCAGTTCAACAGTAATCTGATTGGTTAAATAAATTTAAACACCACTAATTTAGATAATCCTGTATAAAATTATATTATTTTGTAAATATAATATAATATTATGAAATTTAACAACGCTATAAAGATATTTATCATAGGACTGATAATAGTTGTATGTTTATATATTTTATATTTTTCGTCAATATCAACCCGTGAAGGATTAGAAAATAATGAATGTACCAGTTGCGAAGTCAAACCCAGTTTAGGTAAGTGCATACCCATTAAAGATTTAAGTGTTAATGGATTCGGTGATAATATACAAAATATTGATTTTGATGTTATTGATACCAGTTATGTATTTTGTCCTTGGACGCCGAAATGTAATGACGTAAAAAATATTGTTACTCAAACCAAAAATCCCGAATTATTAGATGAAAATATACAAGATACTATTAACGACCCGATTAAATGTTGTCCTGAAGATACTTTTTACAAAAGTAATACCCTCAATATTAATATGCTACCACAATTTTTAAATATGAAAAATATATGTGCTAAAATTAATAGTAGTCCCAATTTAGCAGATATTAAAACTAAACTTGGCGATGATTATACACAACTCGCTGCTCTATGTGCTCAACCCGATATGAAAGGTTTATATTTTAATAAAGTGTCTAACACAAGCCCTACCGCAGTAAAGGGTTCGTACCAATACAAATTATTAGACGAGAGGACTGTTCCACTCGGTAATGATTATGTTTTACAGCCAAATGAATTGTTTAATTGTTTCGGTAATAAAAAACAATCTAGTACAGTAGCAGATTTAAGTTTCTCGCCTGCTAATATACAAGAATTTGAAACACATAACTTTATGGATGTTGATGCTAGTGCTTCATATACCACTATGCAGGATAATAAACAGCGTCTGTATCCCTCCATGCAAGATTTTGAAATGGAATTAAAAAATCTACCACCTCTCAATAAATCTGGTAATGTTCCCACAAGTGTTATTAATACATATTTGACAGCCATTAATGGATTTTATGAAAAGCAGTTTGCGAATATGATTGGAGCACAATCACACGCCGTTCCTCAAACATTACAATTTGATAATGATGGATTATCGAGCAAAACCAATACCTTTTTTGTATATGATGGAACCAAGAATAATACGTACGATTGTGAGCCCAGTATTACTGGTAATGATAAGTTTAAGTATTGCGGAACGCCCGCTGGCAATTTTATTTAAAAAACCCCATATTATCAGCAAAATATTTATATTTTCATTATATAAATATTTTTGAATATTTTAAAACTACATTAAACTTTCAAGCCATTTTTCGGCATCTTCATTAGTATCAAAAGTTTCACTGTAAGCAATTTTATTTTTTTTTATTGTTGCACGAAATGTTCCGCTCGGTGTTGTTGCTATAGTGCCTGTCCCTCGTTTTCTATATTGTTTATCATCTAAATCTGTTAATTCAAGACCATTTTCAAGTTCAAATCTGCGAGCGTTTAACCAGTCCCAACATTTATCTTCATTTACATTACAGAATTGATATTTGGTACCGTTTTTAGAAACACAACCGATATTAATAGTTTTATTAACCGATTGTGAGTTTTCCATAGCAGTAACCCACCTTAAATTGCTTGCCCTATTATCGGAGGGATTTTTATTTATATGGTCTACTTGTGGTAAATTATGAGGATTGGGAATAAATGCTGTAGCAACTAATACACTAACATAAAATTTTTTAGGTTTTTTGTTGCATAAATTAATACGATAACGACCCTCTTCATTGAGTTGCTGTTTCATAATACGGTCTTTCTTATTTTTTACTCTACCACTGGTGGAAACAAAGTGATCGTAACCATCGATATTCTTCCATCGTTCTGCTGTATTATCGTCGTCCATTATACTCTTTATTAACTATATAAATATGTAATCAATTTTTTTATAATTATCACCAAAATATAAATATTTTCATTTATATATAAATACAAATGAAAAAACAAACAAAATATAACAATATGCAAATATTTCTCATAATTATAATAGTAATTTATTGTGTTAATGGTTTCAGTCGTGAGAGATATCACAAATTTTACCCAACTATTAATGTATATCCTAATAACTATACAGAGGTTGAATTAGTTGAAAAATTTGTTAGTGAAAAATCAATGGAAATGGATAATTTTATTATGAAGACCGATAGGAGCGTATCTTATGCGTTTGAAGAAATTGTGCCCGAAACAATTTATGAATTACAAGCAATTGAATCGGAAGCAGTTCCAGTCATTTTATTTTTCAAATCATTATTCAATAGAGCAAGACCCAAACAAATTAATAAGGATTTAAATGTGTATCCATCTATATCCGCATCAACACCAGCATATCCTTCGGGTCATACATATCAAGCCTATTATTTAGCCAAAAAATTAACTGATAAATACCCAGAAAAGAGAGAGAAGTTATATGAATTGGCTGAAAAATGCGGTCAAGCCCGAATTTATGGTGGATTACATTATCCAAGCGACCACGAATTTTCAAAATTATTAGTTAAAATTATATAAAACCTTGAGATATTATATATATAATGCTGGATTTGATACGAATGATAAATGCTACAGCCCTCAAATTAGAGCATAGCGAAGAAAATTTAAGAGAAGCAAAAGAAATTAATGATGGATTACGCAGTAAATTAACCAATCAAGCAAGACAGCACGCTGAATGTGCCGACGAATTAGTACACGAAAGTATAGAGATGCAGGATAAACTCCGTATATTAGAGGGAAAAATTCAGGAATTACAGGAAATTATTGATAAAAAATAATAATTTGAATACATTATGTAATTGACGGACAACCTATTAATATTTTTATTTAACTGGAATTCGTGAGGTGTCTCGGGGGTCTCGGCCATTTCGCCCGACGAGGTTGAGTTGTACTCTCTGTTAATCCCTCTAAACTATCCCATAAATTCCACCGCGGCTCATTTACGCCGTGAATATGTTGATACTCTAAAGTTTTTACAATTCCGTTATTAAATAAAATACAAATACGGTGGGTAGAATCACCAATAAATCTGATCCATACCTGTAAATCGGTATAATACTCATCTTCTAACTTACTTAAGACCGAATAAGTTAATGTTGTCCCGAAAATCCGTTTAAGTTCGCTATTTTTCACATCATTATATATGTAATGTTCTGTTTCTTCGTACTCGTTGATAATATCTATCGGCATATTTATATTATCATTTTATGAAATTTTTGAATTGTTTTCAATTTTATTTTTTATTATATTAAATATCAATTATTTCATATAAACCTTCAGCCTGTTCTGGTTTCTCATAGTTTTTTCTATACATATAAAGAGCAATTTTTGGAACAGGCTTCTCTCTTTGTATATTTCTATACATAGATTCCTCTAAAGTAGTATTTAAATGTATCAGGCGAACTGGAATGGCTGCTTTTTGAGCGATTTCTATAAATATTTGCCTCTTTTTAATACTTGAATGTGTCTGATCCAATATTAAAGATTTATCTGGATACATTTCAATAGCAGATTTGTATGCTTTTTTTAATTGACTTTCGGACTTATAATCGTCGCCATGTATAAGTATATAAGGTTGGTCTTTAAAGGTTTTTTCGGCAAAACTGGATTTTCCACTACCTGGATAACCCATCATTAACACAATCTCTCTATGGTCGGGAATAGACACGACTGATGGAGATGCTGCTGTTTCGGAAAAAGGAAACATTTGTTCTGGTGATACATATTTAATACCAGAATTAATAGCAAATTGTTTATCACTATCCGCCCAATCGCCAGTTCGACCAAGTGCGTCTCCAACATAAAACGACTCCTTTTTATTCACTAATGACCGTTTATCAATATATACATTATACATATAAGGTTCTGGTTTCTTAAATGCCTTATCAGTCTCAATAAATATATTTACTGGTAATTTTAAACTCGTGAAAACCTTAATAATCTGCTTTATTTTGAAACTGGTAGATTTTGATTGATTTGTGAAGATTACAATCGCATAGCCTTTCTTATAAATTTCTGTTAATATTTCAGGCACGTTTGGTCTTAACCACATCCAATCGTCTTCGTCCTTGCTAAATGTTGTTTTAGTTTTTGGTTTTACTAATGTATGGTCGTAATCAAACCCAGCCATTTTACTGCGATATGTAAAATTGTTAAGTTTTATGTTAATCATATGTCCGTCAATTGTAGTAGCCATTATTTATATAATTAACAGATTATAATTTTATAACAATTTCAAACAATTTTATTTTACATAATAAATAAAAATTGAATACAACAGCCATTTTTATAGGTTATTCGTATATATAATATGGAATTACATATCAAATTTCATTCTAATGGTATTAAACCATTCAATAAACTTTCTAATTTTGCGAATATAGAAGGTGGTATTGAATTGGGTGGTTTAATATATCCTTCAAGCGAACATATGTATCAATCACAAAAATTTGTAGATAAAAAGCGATTTAGTCTAGAAGGTGATTTGGGTATTTGGTCTGGTTTTGGTTTAGTAAGCGATAAAACTATGGATTATTGGAAAAAAAAGGATAATATTGGAATCATAGCAAAAATGGCGACCAGTAAAAAAATGATACTTGAATTAGGTTTGATTAAAATAGAAGGTTTTCAATCAACACACGAATTATGGAATACAATTTTAACTAAAAAATACGAAGTGAAGGAATTTGAAGAAATTCTAAAAAAAACAGAAGGACTATATCTATTAGAATTTGATAGGAATGCTGTAAAACGGGGTTCATTTTGGGGCGGTAATAGTGTTGATAATGTTTTATATGGGGAAAATACGATGGGTAAATATCTAATGAAAGTAAGGGACAACTTATAAATATTATATTAAATAATATAAAAGTAGCGAAAAGTAGCGAATATACATATTACACCATATTACATAATAAAAATAATATTGTTTAAAAGTGTGTTTTTTTTGAATTTCATAAAGTTAAATTTTTTTAGGAATTAGACATTTTAAAAATGTCCTAATTTCATATCTCATATAAAGTTTGTAAAATGAGTGAAATATGCCTATTTTTGAGAGATTAAACCTTTATGTAGTGATATAAGATATATAAACGATAAATTTGATGAGACCATAAATATTATTTTCTAAAAAAACAATTTAGAGATTTTTTTATATCCTTAAATATAAGGATGGACGAGGATAAAAAAGTCGTAAATGTCGTTAATAAATTTAATTGTATATGTTGTGATTATAAATGTAGTAGAAAATATGATTATGATAAACATTTATCAACGCAAAAACACAAACAAGCGTGTAATAGGACGAACGAGGATAATTTGGGGACGAATGAGGATAAAAATGTCGTAAATGTCGTAAATGTCGTAAATGTAAAATTCGCTTGTGATTGTGGTAAGACTTATAAATATAAACGAGGTTTATGGAATCATCAACAAAAGTGTAATTATGGAGAACCATTATGTGTAGAAATTCAAAAACCCACAGATGTCTCTGCTGATATGGTTGCCGTTTTGATGGACCGATTAGATAAAAAGGACAAACAGATGATAGAACAACAGGAGAAACACAGTAAGGAAATGTTAGAACAAAATGAGAAACAAAGTAAGGAAATGTTAGAACAAAATGAGAAACAAATGGAAGTATTAACCACTACTTTTAAAGATATGGCGGGCAATATGGGTAGTCATAATACTACAAATAATACCAATAATCAATTCAATATTAATATGTTTTTAAATGAAGAGTGTAAAGACGCTATTAATATGAGTGATTTTATAAAATCTATACAAGTATCGTTAGACCAACTTCAATACACAACCAATAATGGATTAGGTAAAGGAATTACAAAAGTAATTATGGATAATATGAATAAATTAAGCAAATACGAGCGACCTTTACACTGTAGCGACTTAAAACGGGAAACCATCTATATAAAAGACAACGATAAATGGGAGAAAGATACAAATAAAGAGAAACTAAAGAAAGCGATTAACAAAACATCAAACAAAAATTATACAGCATTATCAGAATGGACTAAAGAGAACCCTACATTCATGAAACAAGATGATAAACAGATGTTTTATGCGAAGTCTATGTCTGCTATGGGAAAACCTATTACAGGTGTTGAAGATAAGATAATTAAGAGTATATGTAAAGACAATCAGGCAAAAGAATAAATACACACCATATAAGGTTATTAAATACATTATTAATAGAACATAATGTATTTAATTTTTAGTTAGAATTTTCATATTTACCACAAATATTTATGGCTTAATATTTTGGCGTTATAATAGCCTTTGGATTTCTTTTTTTCTTTTGCGATTGCTTCACCTCTTTTTTTTGTGCCCGAATGTCTTGAGAAATAATTTTGCATTCGTTTTCTGGTGTTATGGTTTTTGTGCGCGTATAATTTTAAGGGAGTTCTATCTTTATATTGTGCGTAATCGGATGCGCCAAAATGGATTGTTCTTACTTTTTTAGTTTTTTTATTTTTAATCGATGCCGTGTATTTTTTTTTGGCTGGACCCCGTTCAAATTTTATAATCGTTTCTTTCATTGATATTATATATTATTTTAATTCATATATATATAAATGAATGTTCCAAAAACATATATACCCACGAGATTAACTAAAAAGGATAAGAAGACAATTAAGAAGGAATTGAAAAAATCTATTAGGAATTATAAAAAGGGGAAATACATAACGAGGAAGAAAGTTAAATCTTTCAAATCTAAAAAATCGGGACACATATCAAACGCAGAGAGAATATACAAAATAAATAACCTATCTGTTAATGCAGAGTTAGTTAAAAAAACCAAGTGCTCTAAAAAAACACTTGATACTATTCTAAAAAAAGGACTGGGTGCTTATTATTCGTCTGGTTCCAGACCCAATCAAACACCTCATTCGTGGGGATATGCTCGTTTGGCGAGTGCTATAACTGGCGGTAAAGCCTCGGGCGTAGATTATAAACTATTAGAAAATGGTTGTGCCGCAAATTCAACCGCTTTAAGATTAGCGAAAAAAACAAGGAAACTTCGGGACAGAACAAGAAGAATCCATAAAGTAAAACTTTAGCGACTGTATATTAAATCGGCTGTTCCAGATTGGAACCTTAATATATTAAATCTCTCTTCCATCACAGTAAGATTGTAATTATATGTGTAAATACTTGTTGGTTCTTTGCTAGTGGCGATTACATCACCTGTCTGTGGGTCGCAAATAGTTGTGAAAGTAACATTAGAAAGGTCAAGTGGGGGATTACTATGATTATTAAATTCAAATTCAATATTTTTAAATTTATTAGTATTAAATGCTCCGCTGGGCTGATATTTGCGTTGGTCGGTACTTAACGAAAAATTGTAATGATATAACCCATCACAAGAATTACCCTGTGTCTTATTATATTTTTCAATTTTATCATAAACGCCCGTAGGTAATGAATTCTCTCTGTATTTACCGTCCATTATGATTGCGAACTCCTTCATAATTTCCTTTTTGTTGGTCTGTGCGTATATAGATGGTTGATATCCGGTAATAAATATGTTTTTAGATGTATCGTTGGTTTGATATATGTTATTCGTCGTATAGAATACGGGAGTATCGCCAGAGACTGTGCTGGTTAATTTTTGAAGGCTGTTAGGTAATATATTTTCATAAGGCCAATTGGTATAATTAGACCACTCATTTCTTTTATATACATCATCACGCTGATTATACCACATCCAATTAGAAATTAAGCCGTTACTTTCCAGATTTATCTTGTTGGATTTATTAACTCTCTCAAATTTATATTCATATACCTCTTTAATTAAGTATTCCTGTGTATTATTAGCAAACAATGTTCGCTCAATAGTATCTAAGAAGCACTGGGTAGTCATTAAATGTATATCAGTGTTAATATTTGTCCGCTGGTCTTCATAAACGGTTTCTGCTACTATATCTCTAATTGGTGGTTGCTGGATAAATCTATAGAAACCATAGCGTCTATCCTTATTTTGCTCTGCCTGTACTCTCGGTATTTCATTATAATTATTGTATGATAGGTCATATAATACATCTTTGACTGTAAATAATGATTGTAGTGGTTTTAATGTAAAATGAATTTCTAACTCGGCATATTGTAAGCAGACTAATGGTAAAGCCATACTTGTTAATAGAGAGAACCATGTATTTAATGGGATAAATAAAGTGTGGCTTGAGATAGATGGTTCTATGGGGTCAAGATTATCATCATCCATTCTAAACGCATTTGGGTAATTATTATCACGATTAGAATAATTAGCAGGATCATTTAGTTCGGATACATTACCAGTCATTATATTGAATAGTTCTTTCTTTGCATTATCAAAATCACGCTCTACGGCATTACGCAAATAATTACCAGAGAATTTTTGAATAGTTCGTCCGCCGATAGTGAAGGTGACTTCTTCGATTAATTGCGAACCGATGTTTTTAATCCATTGAAATTCATATGGTCTGTATTCAGGGATTGAATTTTCAATGTGTTTATATACGGGACTCCATATATTGGGTAGTTTAATTACTAAATATGTATCTATCAATAAATCGCCGTATCTCGGCATTTTGAAACTAACATTAGTATTTTGTGTTAGATGTATATTAGTTTGACCTTGCTGGTCTACTCTATACTTTTGAAGACCGAAATTAGTGTATTTGCTATATTTCGCCTTCCAGAAACTTTTAGTTGGGTTGCCGTTTAATATTATATTTTGATTTCCTACTGCGATTAAATTTAATAGTCCTCCCGCCATTATATATAAATAATTATACTTTTATTTATTATAAAATTTAATAAGTGTTATATAATAAAAAAAATTATATTGATATAATTTAACATGAGTGATTCTTTAAACAAATTAGGAAATGCACTAACGAGTAGTGTAAAAAATGGTGTAAAAAGTGGTGTGGATAGTCTGGGTGTTAATATCCCAAAAAGTTCTACTACTATTTACATACTCCTTGCTTTAATAATAGTTGGAAGTATAATTTTTATGGTAATAAGTTGGATATTATATACATTAAATAAAAAAGGTGCGGCGTGTAAGAAATTAGACGCTCTGTATTTAGATAATAGTAAGCATAAAACATATTCGTTTCTAACGCCGCAGGGTACTGTGAAGGGTGATGCGATGCAAGATGGTCGCCCCAAAAACTTTTTTGATAATCCCAATTCAAGTTTGCTGAAAAATTATTATATTAAAACGGCTTATAATGCTTGTTGTGGTGATGGTTATAAAAACAATTTTGTAAATATATGTGCTTTAGAAAAATGCATAATGTTGGGTGCTCGCTGTCTGGATTTTGAAATATATTCTTACAACGGAGAACCAATTGTAGCGGCTTCAACTGCTAATAATAATTCTATCAAAGAAACATACAATTTTATTAAACTGTATGATGTATTAAATTTATTAAGCGCCAGGTGTTTTGATGAAGAATTCAATCAGTGTTCTAATGACCCTATGTTTTTACATTTTAGAATTATGAGCGAAAATGCTGTGATATACGACAAATTCGGAGAGTATATTAAGGATAATCTGGTTGCTGGTAAAGATAATATAGTGGATATCAAAAAGTTCAATTACAAAAACTCAAACCAGGATGAATTATTACAATCACATATTGCGTCGGGAGAATTTGATAAGAAATTCGTGGTAATGGTGAATACAATGCATGTTCCTATATTAGATACGAGTAAATTAGCGGAATACGTCCATATTCGGTCTGGTTCATCTACGATGCGTTTTTTGAGGTATGAAAACCTTGTGGCGTCTGGAAAAAATAATCCACTGACGGTTGATGAGTCGCATAGAAGTTTGGCTATTGTTTTACCAAATATAGACAATACTTTAGATAATTTTGACCCATTATTACCATTTAGTAATGGTTGTCAATTTGTGGGTATGAAATTCCAAAATATAGATAATAATCTGCTTGGATATTACAAAATGTTTAAGGAAAGTGGTAATTTTTCGTTCGTTTTAAAGCCTCGTGATTTACGCAAAGATATTATAAAGAGTGAGCCTGCTGCGACTGATAGCCCATTAGACGCACAGACATCATTTTCATTAGGATATCAATAGATATAGAAACGATGACAGAAATGTAGGCAATAATGATTATTAATAATTGATAAATTATAAATTATTAATATATATATAATGACTGACAAGAAATATAACGACAGGGAACTGAAAATATTGCGACACGCAATAGATAATGCGTCTGACGCTTTAGGTAAAAAAATGATCCAATCTGAAAATATTACTCCCATCATAAATATTTTAGAGAAATTCTTAAGGAGCAACGCAAGTCTTTGCTATGGTGGTACGGCAATTAACAATATTTTGCCCGAAAAAGATAGGTTTTATAATAAGGATATTGAGATTCCCGATTATGATTTTTTCTCGCCTAATGCTCTTACATATGCTAAAAAAATAGCCGATTTATATTATGCTGCTGGTTATACGGAGGTAGAAGCGAAGGCTGGTATTCATAGCGGCACATATAAGGTATATGTAAATTTTATACCAATTGCTGATATTACATACATCGATAAGGCGATATTTTCTAAATTGCTGAAAAACGCCATTAAGGTAAATGGTATTTCTTATTGTCCTCCTGATTTTTTGAGAATGTCTATGTATCTTGAATTATCCAGACCCATGGGTGATGTAGGTAGATGGGAGAAAGTATTGAAGCGATTAGTGCTATTAAATAAGCATCATCCACTATCGGGCAATAGTTGCTCTAAAGAAAAATTTGCTCGTAAATACGATGGTTCTAAAGCGACCGCGAGTGATATTTACAACATAGTAAGGTCTTCCGTAATAAGTCAAGGATTAGTGTTTTTCGGTGGCTATGCCTCTGGGTTATATGGTAAATATATGTCCGCCAAAGAGAGAAAGCAAATTACTGGAATACCCGATTTTGATATATTATCGACTGATGCTGAAAGCAGTGCAGTAATTATAAAAGAGCAACTGATACACGCTGGTTATGATACTGTAACCATTAATAAGAAGCCAGGAGTAGGTGAATTAATCACCGCACATTATGAAATTATGATTACACACAATAATTTAACTGATGTAATATGTTACGTATATAATACCAGTTCGTGCCATAGTTACAATAATATTACTATGGACGGTGAAACATTAAAAATAGCGAGCATAGATACTATGTTGAGTTTTTACTTGGTTTTTATATATATTGACAGACCATATTACGATGTAAATAGATTATTATGTATGTCTGAATATTTATTCAGGGTTCAATTGAAAAATAGACTGGAACAGAAAGGGCTGTTAAAGAGATTCAGTATTGAATGCTATGGAACGCACCATACATTAGAGGACAATCGTGCGGAGAAGTCCAAATCTTACAAATCTCTCAAAGATAAAAAATGTAATCGGGGCTGTAAAGAGTTTGACGTGGCTTTCCTTCGTTATATACCAGGACAAGTAATTGAAATGAAACCACCCGTAACTAAAAAAACTAAACAGACGATGAAAAAATCAAGGAGTCTCTCCAGATCCAAATCCAGATCCAAATCTAAAAAATATAAACGGTAATAAATAATCAATTTTTTGATAATTATAAAAAAATTGATTACATATTTATAGAGTTATTGAAGAGTATAATGGACGAGGATAATACTGCAGAACGATGGATGAAAACCGATGGTTACGATTACTTTGTTTCTACATGTGGTAGAGTTAAAAATAAGAAAGACCGTATTATGAAACCGCAACTCACTGAAGAGGATCGTTATAGTATTGGTTTATACAACAAAAAACAAAGAAAATTCTTTTATGTTAGTATATTAGTTGCCAAAGCATTTGTTCCCAATCCTGATAATTTACCACAAGTAGATCATATAAATAAAGTTCGCACTGATAATAGTGTGGGTAATTTAAGATGGGTTACGCATATAGAAAATAATCAATCTGTTAATAAAACTGTTAATATCGGTTGTGTTTGTAAAAGAGGAAATTCATTTATAGCACTAGTTACGATTAACGGTATTAGATATAATTTCTGTAATGTAAATGAAGATAAATGCTTGAACTGGTTAAACGCTCGCAGAATTGAACTTGAAAATGGTCTTGAATTAACCGATTTAGATATTAAACAAAATAGAAGACGAGGGACAGGCACTATAGCAACGACACCGAGCGGAAGATTTCAGGCGTCAATAAATAAAAATAATAAAAGACATAATAAAACTTTTGATACTAATGAAGATGCCGAAAAATGGCTTGAAACTTTTATGTAAGTTTTATATGGATTGTTAATAATATATATTTTTCAATATTTATAGTTTATTTTTAGAGCGGTCAATATTATAAACACGGCATTTAAGGTTGTTGGTTTTTTTACATCTAATGGTTTTACCAGTTACAATTTGTTTAATTTTACAGGTTTTGTTGGTAAAAAGACATCTATTATAAAATGATTTTTTAATATCAAGCACGTATGGTATTAAAAGTTCAGGGGAACTTCTCTCTGGGTGTGCTTGAAATCCATAAAAGGGAAAATTTTTATGCTTAATGATTTCTACGAACGATTTACCAGTTTTATCTTTTGTTTTTGCGTATAATGATATTTTTTTAGTTTTATTCATGGTGGTTGGAGAGATTCCCATCTTATTGTTATGAATAAGCGTAGTAGATTTATTATAAAATTTCTTCATATGGTTTCCATTTTTAGTAAATGTTGGGTCTTTTCTATAATTATAGTACGCTTTCACATCTATAAATAATTTATCTGGGTCTTCGTTGGTTTCTAATAACATTAAATTTTGAAAGCCGTGACAAACAGATAGAATTGGTAGTAATCTCTCCTTTCTATTTATAGATTTCACTAATTTTAATAATAATTTGTGTATTTTTAAGTGTTCCTTAAACTCGGCGGTCTCGTAATAGTTTCCAATTTGACTGCCTGGGAATAGCAACCCATCTATATTTTTCAAAATAGATTTGAGTTGTGGTTTTGTGAGATTATACGGTATTACTACGACGTCAATATTGTTTCTCTCAAAGAATTTAATAAATGTGTGGGATAAAAAAACATTTTTACTTGTTGAATTATTATTTATATAAGGTGTCGCCAGAATTCCTACGGTAGGTCGCCCCGTCATACCTATTATATAATGCGAAATAATATATATTATCTAAAATATATTATTAAATTATAGCCACTGCGTAAGGCAACGAATCCCACCACCCTCTTGTAATAAATTATTATATTTGATGGGATAAACGGTATATCCCATATGTTTAAGTAGAGTTCTAAAGGGTTTAAAGTCAGGTGTATCAGTTGTAATTATATTTTTACCGATGATTAATAAATTCAACGCAAGATGCGGGTCAATATCACCCAATATATCTTCAATCACCGTGATAGAATAATCCTTTTTCAAATTCTTGGGGAGAGATTTAACATATTGTCTGGAGTAGAATATATTATTATCTAAAACCGTGAAACAACAATCAAGATGTATTAGGGTGTGATTAATTCTAATAACATTTTTTCTTGGGAACATTTTTTTCAATAAATTATAAGCAGCAATATTGGTTCTCTCATTAACCCCCACGAATATATTATTTTTGTGTTGAATTATATCACCGCCTTCAATTTTAATGTTTTGCGGGAACTCAATATAGTTCTTAAGATATTTAGTGACGAGATATTTTTCGCCTCTTCTATCTATTTTAAGTGTGTCTGTCGTGGTATTATTACACAGAAAGGTTTTACCGTCAATTTTGAAGAACAAATCTCTCATCCATATAACATTACATAGGTCATTTTTAGCAAGTTGAATTACTTTAATGCCTAAATGCTGTAATGTGGTTTTCAAATCATTTAAAATTCTTTTTTTCACGAATGTAGATGTTATTATTTTTTCACGACATTCATTATCTATAAATGGATTGCCTAATAGTATGGACATTATATATAATCTATAAAAAAAAGTAAATCTAATATTTTATCTACATTGTATTTTTACTCAACCAGTCGGTATGTTTATTTGAGCGACAATGTCTTGCATTATCATCTCGGCGAAAGATTACTCCACACCCACATTCCATTTTTTCTGCTTTTCTTTCTTTAATTGCTTCGGGATTAGCTTCTCGTATTTTTTTATTTTTGGCTGCTTCAGCGACTTTGTTTTTCGCATATGCGTCTCGTTTTTGTTGTTTAATTGTTTCGTGGTTTTCTTCTCTATATATTTTCTGGGTTGCTTGTCGGTCTGGTTTATGTTTTTCATAATCAGCCGCCTTTTGTTCTTTAATTTTTTCTTGGTTAAATTCTCTATAACCTTTGCGTTGTTCTTGCCTATGGTCTTCAGATTCTTCATCCCATTTTTTATGGTATGTTTTTTTATATTCTATATTATATTCATCACTATTGTATGCCCTCTGTGAATTTAAACTGGAATTTAATTTATCAATCCAGTGTTGTTCTCTTTTTCTCGCCAGTTCGTCGGTAGTAATTGTTTCATCGCATTCTTCTATAAGGGACATTTTCCAATTATCCCAACCACCACATAGCCTAATACATTGATAAACCTTCAAATTATAACGGTCGTTCTTGGGATTAATACAATTAGTTCTATGTTTCATATGTCTTTTCTCAAAATTTTCCGTTGAACCAGTATAAATTTTATCACACACAGCATCATCAATACAACATAATTTATAAATACTATAAACCGACATTTTTGAATATAACCTGTTCTTATTAATATTTAATAATCAATTTTTAAATAATTATATTTTTAAGTGAAATATATAATTATAATTGTTTTCCCTAAAGGTATATTTAGAGGACGGGGAAACCGACCATGTTTGCACCAATACCCATGCCAGCACCACTGCGAGCGGACGCACCGATGGAAGGTGTGAACGTATCAAGAATTGAGAACGTCGCGGCGGCCATTAAGGCAATTGTGGCAATCTCCTCGTATTTCAGGGCACGCTTCTCGGGGGGGATGACGAATGCGACGATAGCGACCATAAGACCCTCAACTAAATATTTGACGGCTCTCTTAACTAATTCTCCCATAGCAGGATTCATATCTGTTTATATTAATAAGCAAGAAAAAAATAATAACTTTAAGATATATTAAAATTAAATAAAAATAAATTTTAATTAAATTAAGTTATTAAAAAAATAACTTAAACTCAAATATCTAATATTTCCATATAATAATGTCTACCAAGAAAAACGCTAAAGCTAAAGTTGCGGATACTCGTGTTGCCGACGATTCTAAATATGTTGACCTACTGGATGAGGACAAGGCGATTGCGGGACAATCGTATGTTTGTCTGAGTTTCATTTCGCCAGAGGATATTATCAAGAGTAAGGAGCTGTTTTACTTTGAGAAGTTTCTAAAGCACTTTGATTTCAAGAAGTCTATCGACAAATACACACAATTCCTAAATTTCCTAAGCCACAAGCACGGGCTTGATTTCCAGGATCTATCCAAGGACCTTGAGGAATTCGTGATTGAGGAGAAAGAGAACCTTATTGATACTACAATTGAGGATGAGTACAAGAGTTTCGTTGATAACAGCGAGAAGAAGCTGCTGGAGCAGTTCAACCAGGAGCACGAATTCCAGACAAGCACCCGTGGTGTAAAGGTTCGTGGTGCGTTTGGTTCGCAGGAGGAGGCGGAGAACAGGTGCAAGATGCTTCGTGAGCACGACCCCAACCACGACGTATATGTGGGTCAGATGGGTCTGTGGATGCCTTTCCACCCCGAGGCTTACAAAACTGGTCGTGTTGATTACCTTGAGAAGGAGCTAAACGAGCTGATGACCAAGAAGAAGGACAACGACGATGTAAATAAGGATGAGTTCAACAAGCGTGTAAAGGAGTCCAAGCGTAAGGCGATTGAGGAGAACATCGCTAAAGCAAAGCAGGAGGGCAACAAGCTGATGCAGTCTATTGACGAGGAGGGCAATCTTGTTAATGCCGATAGGATGGACGTGCCTGGTAAGAACCTGCTGTTCGGTGACGGTGATGGTGACGATACAACCACTGCTGAACTGCGTAATGAGCTGTTCGACGGTGATAATGTTGTCCTTGATAAGGATAATGACCACGGTATCGGTGAGATTTTAGAGAGGCAGAGGGCTTCGGCAGTCACTGATGTTACCGATGTTTCTGCGGTGGAGGTGGTGGTGGGGGTGCCGGTGGTGGAGGTGGATGTGGTGGAGGTTGCGGAGGTTGCTACAGAGGAGCAGTAAATAAAAAATTAATGTAAAAGAATAAAAATTGAAAATAATTATTATACAAAATGTAATAATTATTTATATATATATATACAGATATGATTGAGAAGAATAAAATTAGACGTTGTGGGCTTGTTAATTGTAATCATAAATTAAAATTAACTGATTTTCAGTGTAAATGTGGAAAAACTTTTTGTAGTTCGCATCGGTATAAAGAAGAACATGATTGCGATTATGATTACACAGAGGAAATTCATAAAGATAAAAAGATAGATGAAATGAGATGTGTATCGGTAAAAATAGATAAATTATAAATTATAAATTATAAATTACCACTTGTTTTTTTTAACATTAATTTTAGGACCCTTCTGCTTTCTTGTTGTATTCGGGTCATAAACATCTTCTTCATCGTCGGAATTCATTGTAGCCGAAATTTCCCAGAATTCTTTAGCACCAAGCTTAAATGGTTTATGGTGAGCGGCTTTATACCAAAAAATCTGTTCTGTAAGTTTATTGGATTTGGAATTATTATTTATCACTAAACATTCATAATTTTCTGTGCACTGGTCCATAACCTGGCAGAAGGATTCAAATGTGGGGAACATACCAGCATAATTTTCATAAATCTTTTTTCTATTAGAAATATATGGCTCCCTTAAAAGAAAGACATAATCAATATTAGTTCTTAAATTGGGAGGAATACCGAGAGGATACTGCATAGTAATAATTAACATCATTTTCCAGTGACGTCCATTCATAAACAATAGACGCATAACTTTATCACGGGTCCAAGTAGCATCATATAAACAATCGTCTAATATTACAAATGCTCGGGGGTCAATAGTGGATTTTTTGTATAATTCTTGCTCTTTTTTAATCTGTTTTAATACAGTTTTTTGTCTTTTCAATATATTTTCAATGATAGATGCATTATATTCATTATGGATAAATAATTTAGGGACGTGTTCGCCGAAAAATCCATTACCTGCCTCTGTACCACTGATGACTGTACCAATTGGAATATCTTGGTGGTAAAATAGTAAATCTCTTACTAAATAAGATTTACCAGTATCGCGACGACCAATAAGAACAATGACGGGTCCTTTATTTTCGTCTGGTTTGAAACTAATATGGTTCATCTCAAATTTTTTCAATTCTAAAGTCATACCTTAATAAATATAACGAAATATATATTTAGATTGAATACGCATAAATATATATCATTTAATCAATAAAATTAATAATTATTTCAATTTAAATGAAAATATTAGATCGCTCAATTGTATTGAACTGGAAGTATTATTTATTACGATGCATTCATTATTTTCTTTACATTGATCCATAATTTCACAAAATGATTCAAACGTAGGGAACATACCAGCATAATTTTCATATATTTTTTTTCTGTTTGAAATATTAGGTTCTCTCAAAATAAATACATAATCAATATTAGCTCTAAATATAGGAGATATGTTTAAAGGATATTGCATAGTAATTATTAACATCATTTTCCAATTACGCCCATACATAAACAATAGACGCATAACGTTATCACAACTCCAACTTGGATATGGACAATCATCTAATACAATAAGAGCACGTGGATCAATTGTAGATTTTTTGTATAAATCTTCTTCTTTTTTCTGTTTTAATACAGTTTTTTGTCTTTCTAATATACTTTCAATTATGGATGCCTTATATTGATTATGGATAGAAAATGTAGGCACATGTTCTCCAAAAAATCCATTAACGGAGACTGTTCCACTAATAACTGTTCTAACTGGAATATCTTGATAATAATATAATAAATCTCTTACTAAATAGGATTTAGAAGTATCACGGTGACCAATTAAAAGAATGGTGGGTGCTTTATTTTCATTAGTTTTAAAACTAATAGATTTCATATCAAAATTTTTCAATTTCAAAGTCATATCTTTATAAATATTACGAAAGATTTATTTAAATAATTACAAATATATGATATAATCGTTAGAATTTAGAAATATATTTCTTATTATTTAAATAAATGGAGATTCACTATAAAAAAAATAAGAACGACGACCTTTTCCAGGAATTCGCAAATGAAAAATTAGTAAATATGGATAATACTCAAAATTATTTGCCAATTTACCAGAGATTTTTCAATTTAAATGAAACAAATTACAATTCTATTAATTTAAACAACGACAACAAACTGGAGTCTATAAAGGAAAAGGTAGGATATAATATTTTTAATGGAACTGTAGTAGATAGTAGTGATAATATTACAGATAAGAAGATTTTCATTAAATATAGCCCTCTGATTGACCCAGTCAAATATATGATTGGTAAATATGATAATTGCTACAATATATTAGACCTGCCCGCATTTGGAAATGATAAAATCATTCATAAAGTATTGGATACTAACAATTCAGCATACAGCGATGGATTTTTCTCATTTTTATCAAGCATACTACTGAATAAATACAGTTTTATCAACGGTATTGACTATTATGGTTCATTTTTAGGTGTTAAAAACAATTTCACAGTTGATGTAGAGGACGATTTGGAGTATTTAGATGATGCTGAATACTTTCATGCGCAAAACAATCTGTTATTTAGAATTGAAGAAAATAAAAATTACAAGAATCTATTTAGTAATACTAAAAAATGTAAGATGGCTCTTGTAATAGACGATACAATTATAAGCGATGATGATTTTGGTATTAGTAATTTAGATATTGGCGATGTTGATACGATTATTGATGGTGACACGGAAACAACAGACGATACACCTGAATGTAATTTATACCAAACTAATTTAGAGGTAGAATATACTAAAACCGATAGTGAAACCACTACAAATAAAAAGAAGGTTAAAACGAACGAACAGAATGAAAGTTCATCTTCTTGCTCTTCAAGGTATTCAAATACCGACTCAAGCAAAAATGAGGATTCCGATTGCGATGATGATGATGAGAGCGACGATGAAAGCGATTCATCGTCCGACGATGGTTCAGATGAAGAATTATTAGCGACAATATTTAAATTTCCAGTTCAGGCGATTGCGTTAGAATGCTGTGATGATACTCTGGATTCGCATATTATCAATAACAAAATAAAGGATAATGAATGGGAATCTATAATCTTACAGATTGTTCTATCTCTAATCACATATCAAAAGGTATTTGATTTTACACATAACGATTTACATACAAATAATGTAGTTTATAACAAGACAGAAAAGAAGTATTTATATTACAAATACGATAATAAGCACTATAAGGTGCCGACATTCGGTAAAATATATAAAATTATTGATTTTGGTAGAGCGATCTATACATTCAAGGGTAATTTAATTTGTAGTGATAGTTATGCGGCGGATGGTGATGCATACACCCAATACAATATGGCTCCTTACATGAATGAAAATAAAGCCCGTATTGATCCAAATTATAGTTTTGACCTATGTAGATTGGGTTGTTCGCTATTTGACTATTTTATAGAAGACATAGACGAGATTAAAGAATTAAAGTCACCTATTAAGAAAGCGATGGTTGAATGGGTATTTGATGATGCTAATAAAAATATCCTATATAAAAACAACGGTGCTGAAAGATATCCAGATTTCAAACTTTACAAGATGATAGCACGAACAGTAAATAAACATACACCACAAAACGTGATTAAAAAGCCTGTGTTTGAAAAGTATCTGTTTGCTAAAAAGAAAATTAATAATCAAGCGGCGATTTTCAATATTGATACCTTACCAGTAATGACCTAATAATCAAATATTAAATAAAATCATTTCAAAATTAAAATTTATATACTTTAATTTTGAAAATCCAAATCAATTATGATAGATTTATGTTAGATGCGAAAAAAATAGAATACGGTACAAATAAGTATAATATATAACATCAAAAATATAAACTATATAACAAAGAAAATGATCAACAACATGAAGAGTGGATTGAATATTGCCGCGCTGGTAAAATTGGTGTCCCATCAAAATTACACCGAACCGAAAACACAACTGGATTATTATATTCAAAACGACGCTTCCCCCGAAATCCTGAAATATGTCGGTCTTCAGGGAAAAACATTCGGCGAAAAATACATGGAACCAATTGCGAAGGAGTTCTTTAACATGGAGAAACGGTTTGACTCATCACATGACCATACAAAAAACAATAAGTCAATTGAACAAAAATCAGCCCGCTATCACGCAAACGGCACCGATTTCAAGTGGCAGCACATTGAGATGAAGCACGAGTGGGACCTGTTGCTATTGACTGGACTGGAATTCAACTCAATTGTGTTTTACATCGCAACGAGGAAAATTGTAGAGCAGCTGATTGACGAAGGAATTATTACAGGACAAGGAAAAAAGGACGCCTACGGTGTAGCCAATCCCCAGCAGGCATATTGGTTTCAGCGATCGGATTTCAAAAAAAAATCAAAGTTAATCACCGATTATTTCACGGTTGTTTCCAGCGAAGAGGAACTGGTAAATTATATTGAACAATCAGGCTGTTAGATTGTTTAAACGTTCATTACATAAATCAACATATTCATTATTTATTTCAAAGCCAATAAAATTAACATCTAATTTTTTTGCCGCAACACATTCACTTCCTGAACCAGCAAAAGGAACAACTACTAATGTTTCACCGCCCTTATTCATAGTTGCTTTGATTAACTTTTCACATAATTCAAGTGGTTTTTGTGTAGGGTGATTAACACGCTCTTTTTTACCAGCACCACCAGCCAGCGCCGAAATCTTAATTACATCTCTTGGTAGTGCTCCATTTGCGTGTGCGGTATATGTAGTTTCTTTTTCGCCTGTGCTAAATCTACCCTTTGTCGCTGTGCGAACTTTACCAACGGAATTCTTTAAGAATGTGGCAGTATATGGCTCACGAACATCATCCCTATTAAATACAGGTTTCTTTTTATAACAGCATAGAATGCTTTCGTGTGTCCTTTGCCACATATTTAATGATGGAGTAACCTTATTTGTATAGTGCCAAATAATCCATCTCACGTTGACGTTAATCCTTACTCTAATAAATGCTAAGATCTCACTAAAACCGTAAATATATAATGTTCCATTCGGTTTCAAAATTCTAATACATTCCTTAATCCATTCGTCGCACCATACTAAATATTCGTCCATTTTTTGTTTATCACTATCATTACCAAAATCCTTACCAATATTATAGGGCGGGTCACAGATAACAATATCCACACTATCATCTTCCATAAGTCGCATTCCTTCAATACAATCTTCATTTTTAATTACTTGGGTAAGCTTCTTTTTCACAACTACATTATCTGCTTCAGATTGAACGGTTGCTTCGGGTTCAGGTTCAACTTTAACATCCTCAACCTTCTTAGTGGGTTTCTTCGTTTTAGGAGGCATATTTATATTAAGTTATGATTATATGTATCGTGTTTATAAATGTAAAAAATAAATCAATTTTAATTTTAATACTATTTAATTAAATATTAAACTACAAATACATTCTCTCCGCTAGTTCTTTATTTTCACCATTTTCACCATTTTCTATTCTTCTAAATAGTTTTTGTATTTGTAATCTTGTTATTATATTATTTAGTAAATAATTTATTTCTATATGCGGTAAGTTTATCATTCGAATATTCACATGTAAATTCAAAAACAAAATTGGTGGGATAATTCTGTAAATCCACAACCCTACCATAAGTATCTAGTATCTGTATATGTAATTTTCTAATTCTTACTCCGCCATGATAACACCTTTTTATGGTATAAATTGTTTTAGAATTAGTATGACTATTAGCAAAAGGACTTCCGCTAGTTGGGACTCTAGCTAATATATTATCACTAGTTATAGTTTCACCAAATCCCAATAAAATTAATTGTTGAGATTGATTACCGACAAAATCATTGACTGATATATATAATCCAGAATCGTTGGTACGACCGTATACATTTGTAGACTCTAAAAACCCATTATAAGTATTAACCCCTATAGTGGTAAGATAATTTGTATTATTAAATGCAATCATTTTATATATATTATTTTCACGATCGTATATATCAGAGAGACCATACCCGAATGTTCCTAGACAACTTAATGAAAAATTAAGTTCATCCATATTACGTTGATAATCTGGTTTATTATTATTATTACATAGCGATGGACTATATATATTGCGGATTGAAAAAGCTAACTCCTTGGCTTCCATGTCATTATAGGATATAACAGACCATGGATAAATATTTAAAAATGTATCTATTTCTTCTAATGTTTTGAATCTAAACACTGGTTTAGCGGATGACTCAGATACTTCAAATTTTAAATATCGTAAATATTTATTTTTTACAGATGCATTATATGCAATATCTAAATAATAATTACTCAATAATTTTTCAATATCAGTAACAAACCATACTCCATCTGGTATTGTAATAATATATTCATTTTGTTCTTCGTTCAATACATTACTATTTACACAAATAATAAATTTATTATTACCTTTTTTTTCTGAAAAAGTATAAATAATATTAGGTATATCACTATTAACTAATTCTAGTGAAATAACATTATTAATTGATTCGGGCAAGTCAACTATAAAATTAGTTGATTGAGATATTTTATCACATATTTTATTTGGATTGCCATTAATTCCACAGTTAGATGGTAGACTAAGCTGTGATGCGGGAGATCTGAATTCGGAATTGATAGCTACTTGTTTTTTTATAGTGTTGTATGTTTTTGGATTAATAGGTATATTAGATTCATTTACAGTATTAACGTTATGTATTTTGTTTTCTATAATATTAGTAACATTATTTTCTAGGCTATCTATCTTACTAATTAATGCTTCATTATTAAAATTATCAGATATTTTACCATTATAATTTTCATTCTTTAAATTTAAATATAATAAATTATATATTTTTGTAAAAAATATATTTAAATTGTCCAATAAAGATGTATCGTCTAATTTTTGCAATTGATTTATTTTATTATTATAATTTTTTTCTAATAATTCTGTCGTAAATTTAGTATCAGTATTTATATTTAATAAATTTTTTAATTCATTGAATGAATAAGAATTTATGTCCGTATCAAAATTACTCATTTTATATAATATATAATATATTATCACGGATTTAATGTAATAAACATAATAATACCAAATATTCGGTTTGTGTTAAATTTTGCAATATTTAAATTGACGATCAAAATGATTATTATTTATCTTTAATATAAATAATAATTAATTTATTTATTTAATTTATGCGGTGAAAGTTGTTCCTAAAGTGCTGCCCAGAACTAAGTGGTTAGCTAAATCAGTGTCTGTATTCTCAGCAACAGTTAAATTAAAATTTACAATTAATGTTCCAACGGGATCAGTTCCACTGGCGCCTTGACCGCCACCGTTAGCAGTACTAATTGGCGAGCCCACGGTTACAGTATTTTTAAATGTAAGAACATCATCGACTTCAAAACGTAAAAAGTGGAAAGCCTTTACACCATCGTGTAAATCGGGGACAGGGTCATCGGCTGTGCCGTCAGCACCACCCTCTGCACTAGCACCGAGAAGTTTATTTAATCTGCTGGGATTAAAGGATGCCGCTTGCTGTATTAGTGCACCAATAATTGAATCAACATTATTGGTCCCGCTAGCATCATAACTAGTACCAGCAGCAGCAGTGGTTGGTTTTGTAAAAACACTGCCGTTGGCATCCTGTGCGCCGGTAAAAGTACTATCTAAATAATGCACTACGTGTTTAAACAATGCTGTATCAAAAGTAGTTCTTTTTGCTGCGCTGGTTAAGCATTCGGTTACTAAATCATTGGCGGCTTCTACTTGATGTGCTTTCTCTGTATTGGTCGGAACCTGCAGAGTCGGATCATCGTCGCCAATAACTTTACGGACGAACGTATCAATTGCAAGAGTTGCTACTTTGGCAACAGAGGCTTCATTTGCTGTCTGCGACGCGGGAGTCATAATATCAACTAACTCTTTTAATCTTAACGCGTTATCAACTGGCACCGTTAACCCTAACAAATGACCCACTGAATTACCAATTAATGTATGTTTGGCGTCTTTGTACTTTGGGTCGGTAATTGTTAATTGGTCTAATATATTAGTGCGAGTACACTTTGAGTCGATACTATTAGTACCGTCGGCAAATAAAATTGCAAATGTACGATCTATCCAAAATTTAGCAATCTTCATCTCGACATTAATAACATTACCTCCATCCTCTATTACCGGGGCAACAGCTAGTTTTGCTAAATTTGCGAACGTAGCAGAAAAGGAGTCAGTACCTGTTAACTGATAATTAACCATGTCTATAATATTTAATAATATTAAAATATTTACAAATATATTAATTAATATTATACAACTTAAATAATCTAAATAATCTAAATAATCTAAATAATCTAAATAATCTAAATAATCTAAATAATCTAAATAATCTAAATAATCTAAATAATCTAAATAATC